AGGATAATACTTGGACAACATATGAACCAGATTAACTGATTCATTATAAATTTCTAAAGATGAATGAGCAATTATGTTTGCTCATTCATCTTTGAAATTAGTGCTACAAACTTTTGAAAATAGTATTTCTAAGGTTGTCACCAAAGAAAGCCGCCCCGAAAAAGGACGGCTTTTGTTATTCCTCGATTTTTGACGGGAGCTTTGGGTATAGCACCAGCTCGAAATTATCAAACGGGCCATTTCGCCCGGAGGGTTTTAATTTTGTGTATTCGACCTTTTCCAGCACCTCTTTCAGCATTTCGTTTTTTGCTTGAATTGAGGGCAGTTCGTGATACACCTCAAGGAGCTTTTCGATCTTTGGGATAACATTGAGACGGCTGGCAGCCCGTTCTTTATCCTCCTCCACTGCGGCGTTAAGACTTTGAATATCAGCCTCGGTGCTGGTTATCCGTTCGGACAGCGACCGGGAACGCTCAAGGAAAGTATCGGTATCATAGACACCCTGCTCCAAAAGGTCGTGAGTGCGGTCAAGCTGCTTATGCAGAGTTTCCAGCTCGGAAACGGATTTGCGCAGAGCCTTTTGCTTGAGGTCAAGGAGAGCTTGCTCGTCCGCCGGGAGCTTATCAGACCATTCAAGGCGATAATCTTCCAGCCAAGAGGAAAGAGCCTGCAGCAGCCGCTCCTCAACAACCTCGTATTTCGAGCCTACATTGTCGCAAAGACGGTTATAGCACATAAGCATATCAAGCCGACCTTTGCGCAGAACGATACTGCGGCCACACTTGCCACAGACGAGAAGCCCGGCGAGAGGATTTACAATAGCGTTCTTTTTCGGAACGGGCGGAGGCCCGGAACGCCGGAGCAGGTCTTGAGCCTTTTGAAAAACGTCCTCGTCCACGATTGCAGGGTGCAGGCCATCCACAAAGATAACCTCGTCGGCAGGAGCTTTGTAATGCTCCACCTCAACGGTATTGTTGATGATACGCTTTTTGGACTTGCATAAACCCCAGCGGATTTTGCCGATATAGACCGGGTTTTGCAAAATGCACTGCACCGTCCTGTCATTCCAGTATTGAGCAGAGGAGGGCGGAGCAACTCCCATTTGGTCGAGACGTTTGCTAATTGTGTAAGTGCCGATTTGCCTTACAACACCGTTCTCGTCCTCCTCGCCGGAAGTATAGAGCCGGAAGATAAAACGGACAATATCAGCTTGCTCCTCCACAGGGCGCAGCGTCCAGCCTTTGTCGCCTTTTATGCGGACACGCTCATACCCATAGGGCGTTACGCCGGACACCCATTTCCCCTCTTTGGCAGAGGCATTACGGCCACGGACTAAGCGGCGGTTGATAGTTTTATATTCACGCCGGGACATGAACAACCCGAACTCAAAATATTCCTCGTCAAACTCGTTGGCCGGGTCGTAGACTTTGAGCGGCGTAATGATTTTCGTGTTGGAATACTTGAAAGCCTGCGCCATAACGCCTTGGTCTATTGTATCACCACGGGCGAGACGTTCCACCTCGACGACAAGGACACCAGCCCACATACCGTCCTCAACCTCTTGGAGGAGGTGCTGGACGACAGGACGGGCAGCAATCGTCTCGCCGGAAACAATTTCCCGGTAAATCTGCGTTACGTTGTAGCCACCACGTTTGGCAACCTCAAGGAGGAGTTTTTCATGCCGGGCCAGCGTTTCACCCTCCCCACGAGCTTCGGCCTCCATATCGGCACGAGACTTACGCAGGTATAAACAATATTGCATTTTATTCACCTCCAAAAAGAAAGCCCCTCACTTGGAGGGGCGGAAGTCAACGTAAATTACGTTGCCGTCTTTCTTGATAATTCGTCGCTTGCACCCCTTTTGATGTTAAAGGCGACTTCCATATCGGCCTGCATAAGCCTATCCAGCAAAGCGGCAGTTTCATTTTTCAACTGGCTTTGCAGAGCCATGAGGTCAGAAAGCGTCGCCGGGTCAGTAACAGCACCGCCGGAGGCTTCAATCGTTTTACGGATTTCAGCCCGGAGGGATTGCAAGGTATAGAGCAGTTCTTGGTATATTTCAAGACGCTCCGGGCGAGCGAGCTGCATATCCCGGTTGAGCAGCAGATAAAAGCTGTCAAAGCACTTTGAGACAACGGGACGCAGGTGAGCAGGCAGAGACTTAAAATGCCGCTCGAAATTTACGTTATCGTTATAGAAAACGCTCTCGGTATGTGTGCGGTTTTCGGAATAGCCCAGCAGGTAATCAGTTGTAACACCGAAATACCCGGCCAGCAGGCAGACCGTTTCAAGGTCGGGTTCCTTGCCCTCTGTTTCGTACCCGGACACAGTAGAACGCTTTTTCTGAATTACTTTAGCCATATCCTCCTGCGTGAGGCCACGTTCTTTACGCAAGGATATGAGGCGGTTAGAGAATTTTTGCATGGGTAGCACCTCCAATGTTTTATTATACAATTTTTGCCCCGTTTTGTGTAGTAGTTGCCCCTAAAATCGGCAAAAGTGACGACGACCGCAATAAAATTTTTGAAAATGGTTGACATTGCCCCAAAAAGGGGCTATAATGTATTATAGACACCCCGGAAAGGGACACCGAAGAAAGGAGCATGAGCATGAGAGCTAAGTTACAGCAGTTGCGAGAGGCGCAAGGCTACACCCAGCAGACATTCAGTGCTGCGGTCGGGACAAGCCGCAGCCACTACTCACAGATTGAGACAGGAGAGAAGCAGCCGTCGTTGCGGTTGGCTTTGAAAATCAAGCGAATGCTGGGCTATAATGGCGACGATATTTTTGACAATACAATGCCTGTCGGGAGAAGATAAATTTTTTTTACCCTAAAACGCCCCAAAATGGGACAAGCAGGACAAAGGACAGCCAAAAGGCGTTGCGTTTAGCGTCAGCCCTCTTGTTTCAACCTGTAATAATTTTACCGCATAAGGAGGTGGAAATAAATGTCGAGGCAAGCTACAAAAGCCTGCGGAAATAGGTATTACGAAGCCCGAATGAGGGCGGCAAAGTACAACGAAAAGCTCTTGACAAGAGCAGGAGCTATTGATTACCTCCCCGGAGTGACGGAGGACAGCCTCAAGAAATACGAGCTGGACATTACGAGGCCGCCGAACATTGTTGTAGCACTTATGGCAGACGCATATAACGAGCCGGAGCTGCGAGCGTGGTACTGCGTGAATGAGTGTCCGCTGGGAAAGGATTGCAGGGAGATACCCGAAATGCCAGCGGAGCGAGCATTGATAAGATTGCAAAACTCGGTCTACGAAATGGAGCAGCTTACACGGCAGCTATCACTCCTTATGGAGGACGGCACAGTGGAAGAAAGCGAGCAGCCGCTCATACCACAGTTAAGGGACAGGCTGTTGGAGTTCCGCCGGAGGGCAGATGAAAACCTCGCTGTACTGGAACGAGCGGCGAGAAATGGAAAATTCGATTAAAGGAGGTGCGAGCATGGTTGAGGCGAATGTCGTCAGAGATTTTCATATCGGCAATACCCGGATAAAGATAGCTGACAATTACTGCAAAAAGACGGCCTGTGAAGTCCAAGAGATTTTGAAGCGTGTGGCAGAGCAGGCACAACGCCAATTTGTAGCAGCCGCCGCAACCGGGAATTATGGACAGTGAAAGAAGATTAAGAAAGCTGCCGCCTATCGTGATAAGCGTTATAGCTGCACTTGCTCTTTCGGCCGCAGCATTTACCTCGATAAGCCGGAATACCACAACGCAGGTCACCGCAGAGGAACACCCAAGAGAACAGACGCAGCAGGCCACTATCACGGCTACATCAATCACTACGCAGACAACGACAGCAGAGCCGGAGCCTACATACATCAGCATGGTAAAGAGCCGTGATTGGGACGCAGAGGACAGCAAAATACTCCTCAAAATCGCCATGGCCGAGGCAGAGGGCGAAAGCACCGAGGGTAAAGCGTTGGTTATGTTGGTAGTCCTCAATCGGGTATGGAGCGACCAGTTCCCCGGAACGATTGAGGAGGTAGTATTTGAGCCGAAGCAGTTTTCCCCGGTAATGGAGGGCGGCAGGTACTACACGACAGAGCCGGACGAGGATTGTTACAAAGCGTTGGAAATGGTAATGCACGGCTGGGACGAAAGCTACGGCGCATTATATTTCGAGAGCTGCGAGGGAAGTAGCTGGCATAGCGAACACCTTGAATTTCTTTACCAAGTGGGTAACCACAAATTTTACAGATAGGAGGCAAAGGACATGACGAGAGCAGCAGCACGGCGCAGGAAAAGGCGCATACGGGAAGCGCAGAGGATATTCGCATGGACGGTACTTTACCTGTTCGAGATATTGCTGGCAGCAGCACCTACCGCAATCGTGGCGGCGATAGCCTTACCGCTTGCATACTCGGAAAGAGGGCATTTTGCAATAGGCGGAGAGTGGCTGATGATTTTAATTGTTTTCTGCGGCGCATATTTCCAGATACACAACTGGATTTGCGACAAGATTTTTGAGGAGGGATAGACCAATGGCATACTACAATATCTGCCCGGATTGCGGCAGCAACCTTGACCCCGGAGAAACCTGCGACTGCAAGAAGCAGCGCACAGAGCCGGGAGAAAGAAAAGATTTTGATTTTGGAGGTGATATGGCCTATGGAAGAATTACGACAGCAGGCAGAGCATTACCTCGGTACGGAGATAGAGCCGTCAGAGTGGGATAAGGCAAAGACCTACGCAGAGCGAAAGCTCAAGGGAATTATCGAGCGCGAGGGCGACGGGGACGGAGAGAGGCGAAAGCCGTACTATTTGGCGCAGCTTATCGCAGAGACAGTCCGCTCCGACCGATTTTCCCAATTCACAATCGCCCTTATGGAGTTATCAAAATTCGCTGACGAACAAATGGGGATAAAAAAAGGACAGCCCGTGTCCTAAAACACGAGCCGCCCATTACGCTGTATCCCTATTGTATCACAGAACTTTAGAAAATGCAATAGGAGGATTTTTCAAATGGATAACAAGAACGCATTACAGATTACGGCACAGTACCCGGCAGAGCGTTTCAACCTACTTGTGCCTATGCAAACGGTAGCGGAGATTGCGGAAATCCACAAGCCCGTGATGAACGCCGTACAGATTTCCACCAACGAGGCGGACAAGGAAATTTATTTGCAGGATAAGAACAAGAGGAACGCCGACGGCTGGGCGTTGACAAAAAAAGGCCTCAACAAGCTCATGCGAGCGGCAGGCATTAAGATTTTGGGGACACGCCCGATTATCCCGTCTACCTGTCAGAAATGCGCAGAGGTCAACCGAAGCATTGGCCGCCCGGTCAACTGCGGAGCCTGCGGCAACAAAGACGTGAAATTTGAGGCAAGAATTTCAGTCCCCCAGCTTACCGGGGAAAACATTGAAATCGTGGCGCACAAGGAAATTATCGTTGCTGATGTGACGGTAGGCATGACGGAATTTCAAGCGAAAGAGTTTTTGAAATTCCGCAGCGAAATGTGTGAGACAAAGGCAATTAACAGGGCATTGAGAGCAGCCATGCACATCAAGGGAACATACAGCCTGCAGGAGCTTCAAAAGCCGTTCGTGGTAGCCTACCTCGTTCCTAACCTCGACAATGAAGCGGTCAAGGCGGAAGCAGTCAGACACTTTTTCACCTCGGCGCAGGAGCTTTACGGCGGACACAGTTCGGAAGCACGAAAGGCCATTTTCGTAGAGGACGACATAGAGGAGGGTATGGAGTACGAAATGCCCGGCAAGCCTATCGCACAGCCGGAAAACGCAGCGTACCGAGAAGCCCCGGCAGAGCCGCCAAGAGAGACGCAGCAGAGACAGCAGGCAGCGGCAGAGGCAGCCCCGGACTACGACCCGACAATTTGTACCGAGTGCGGCACAAAATGCAGCAACGGCGTAGTGAAGTACAGCCAAGAGACATTTGGACGAACGCTTTGTATGGCGTGTCAGAGAAAGCAGGGAGGTAATCAGTAATGGCTATTAGAGTATTACACACAGGAGATTTACACATTGGCAATTTTCCCGGCCCGGAGGAGAACGGGGAGAATGTGAGATACAAGGATATTTGCAAGTGTCTCGACGCACTTGTGGCAGGGGCGAAAGAGAGCAAGCCGGACATTGCAGTCATTGCTGGCGACATCTTTCATCAAGCGAGAGTATGGAGCGACAGAGGCCTCAAGGAGCAGCAGACGGCGGTGAAATTCCTCCGTGAGCTGGAACGTATTTGCCCGGTAGTGGTTATGAGAGGAACGCCGAACCACGACAGCGAGGAGCAGTTCAATACGCTGGATAGCACGTTTTACGGCGACGACAGTGTGCATATCGTTACGCAGCCGGAGGCAGGTACATATTACAGCTATGACGGCAAGAAAATTCAAATTGCCTGCCTGCCGGGCTTTGACCGGGGATATTACAGAGCAAAGCACCCCGGCCTCTCGAAAGAGGAGGAAAACGAGGTATTCACAAAGGCTATTGAGGATATGATTATCGGCCTCAAGGCACAGTGCGACGGCGACAGCCCGACGGTGCTGGTATCGCATTACACCATTACCGGGTGCAACATGGAGAGCGGACAGACGGCATTCTTTTCACAGTTTGAGCCTGTTGTTTATCCGTCCACACTTTCGGCGGCAGATTTTGACCTCGTTTGTTTCGGACATATCCACAGACCCCAGCAGCTCGACGGCTGCAAGAATACATTTTACTGCGGAGCAATCTCGGCTCTCAATTTCAATGACGAGGGACAGGAGAGAGGCTACTGGCTGCATGACATTGACGACAATGGGGCGGTAACTTCTACATTCCAGCAGCTCCCGACAAGGCAGTACGAGACAATTCGCCTCAAAGACGAGGACGTAGCAGAGATTATCAACGCAGACTACGCAGAGAAAAAATTCCCGTTCCCTGTGCCGGACGTAAAGGACAAAATCGTGAGAGTGCTTTACGACTGCACTGACGAGCATAACAAGGCGTTCAGCCATGCGGTGTATGAGGCAGCCCTCTATAATGCCGGAGGAGCTTTTTGGGTACAGGAAATCACGCCGCAGAAAATCAGTATCACAGTAGACCGCCGGAGCATGGACGCAGACAGCACCCCGGAGGGAAACCTCAACGACTATCTGACGGAAAAGGGATTTGAGCCGGAGCGCATTGGCACACTGGTTGAGCTGGCAAGACCGCTTATTGCAGAGGCAACGGAAAAGGCCACCACGGAACGCCGCACAGGGTTATTTGTCCCGGTTGAGATTGAGGTCAAGAATTACCGCAACTACCGGGAGGAGCGTTTCTCGTTTGACGATATTCGTTTCTGCACCATTAACGGCAGCAACGGCGTGGGAAAGAGCAGCTTGTTTATGGACGCTATGGCGGACGCACTTTTCGAGGAAACCCGTGAGGGAGAGCTGACGGGCTGGATTTGCAACGACCCGGACGCACGAAGCGGCGCAATCAAATTTACATTCAAGCTGGGCGAGAGCCTTTACCGAGTAACCCGTACACGACAGAAAAGCGGCAAGGCTACTCTGAATATCGCAGAATTTGTTGAGGGAGAATGGGTAGACCGTTCCAAAGAAAAATTCAAGGACACCCAGCAGGAGATAATCAACATTATCGGAATGGACAGCCTTACTCTCAAGGCCTGCGCCCTTATCATGCAAGACCAGTACGGCCTCTTTTTGCAGGCAGACAAAGAAGCTCGCATGAATATCCTCGGCAGCATTTTGGGGCTGGGGATTTATGCAGACATGGAAACGCTGGCAGCGGATAAGGCGACTGAAACTAATAGAGAAATCCGCACACTGGCAGACAGAATTGAGACCATTACTGCCGGGCTGCCGGACGGGGCAGAGCTGCAAAGACAGATTACAGCCTCGGAAGAAAGTTGCAAGACATGCGAGGAAGCGGCAGTGAAGAAAGCGGCTGATGTAGACAGCCTCAAAGTCAAACTGAATACGCAGCTTGAAGCAGCAGGCAGAGTTATCAAGCTCAACAGCAAGATTACTACCCTTACGGCGCAGAAAGTCTCCAAAGAGGCGGCTAAGACTTCGCAGGTAGGAATTGTTACAGCAGCCGACACAATCCTCGCAGGAGAGGCGGAAATCACCGCAGGAGTGGCGCACTACAACGACCTGTTGACGCAGGAAAAAGAGCTGATTAAGGGCAAGGCGACTTATGATAACCTCGCCTCCCGAAAGAAGCAGATTTCCTCGGCTATTACGCTGGCGGAAACCTCCGCAAAGGAAATGAGAGAAAAGAAAGCAGCTCTTACGCTGATGAAAATTGGCCCGTTACAGCAGGCACTCGCCCGTGAAGTGGAACTGACAGAGAAACATAACTCATACGAGGCGACAGCAGCCCGTATTACGGAGCTGGAAGCACTTGCGCCGGGGTGGGAAGAAAAGAAAGCGGCAGTGCAGGAAGCGGAGGCAGAGGTAAAACGCCTCGATAGTGAGTACGAGACAGCTCACACACGTCTTACCACGAGATTGCAGACGCTCAAAGACAAGGTTGAACTGCTGAACAACAGCGGCTGCCCGGACATTGAAAGAGCGACCTGTAAATTCCTTGCAGACGCACTTTCGGCCAAAGAGATTCTGCCGGAGGCAGAGGGGGCATTGTCCTCGCTTGAAAAAGAGTATGCAGATAACCGTCAGAAAGCGTCAGAAACCCTCTCGCTGGCGAAACAGGCATTAGCCGAGGATTTATACCACCCGGAAGAAATCGACGCTCTCCGTGCCGATTTACGCAGCCTTGAAGCAGCAGAAAAGGAATACAACAGCCTTGCTACACAGAGGAGCGAGCTGAAACTGATTACCGAGAGGGCGGAAGAACTGGAAAAAGCCATTTTGGACGCAGAGGCCACTGCAGAAAAAGGACATACAGAGCTGGCAGACATTGAGCAGCAGCTCGCAAAGGTTGAAACCGCCAGCGCAGAATACGAACGCCTGCAGCAAGAAATTTCTATTGCCCGACAGTGGCTCGACAAAGAGAAACAGCTCCCGGTAGCAAGAGAACAGAAAAAAGCGGCGGCACAGCGTGTTATGGAACTGTCCACAGAGATTGAGGCAACCGAAACGGAAATCACCGAGGCGAGAGCTGAACTGGCAGAGGAGCAGAGCAAGACTGTCGGCACAGAGGCATTACAGGCACAGGTGGCCGGAGTAGAGGCTGAAATCAAAGACCTGCAGGCAGCAGCACAGAGAGAAGCTATGACGCTGGGCGGATTGAAAAAGCAGGCAGAGCAGGCCAAAGAAAAGCTCAAGCAGGCGGAGGAGTTGCAGACAAAGGTCAATGCGCTGGGAACGGCAGCGGCAGGATATGAGGAGATGAAAAAAGCATTTTCGCAGGACGGCATACCGCACAACATTATCCGCAGCATTATCCCGATTTTTGAAGCGACAGCCACCAACATTCTCGGTCAGATGTCGCAGGGACGAATGAGCGTAGAGTTTGTAACCGAAAAGGTGCTGAAATCCAACAGCAAAAAAGAGGTTACAACGCTGGATATTATCATCAACGACACCGACACCGGGCGACTGCCTTATATGAGCAGGAGCGGCGGAGAGAGGGTAAAGGCGGCATTATCTGTTATCCTTGCCCTTTCTGAAATCAAGAGCAGCAAGGCAGGCGTACAGCTCGGCTTCTTGTTCATTGACGAGCCGCCATTCCTCGACGCACCGGGCGTACAGGCATATTGCGACGCACTTGAAGCTATCCAGCAGAGATATTCAAGCCTCAAGGTTATGGCAATCACCCACGACCCGGCCATGAAGTCGAGATTTCCGCAGAGTGTTGATGTAGTGAAAACGCCGGAGGGCAGCAAGGTTATTTACTAATAATAAACGGGGTATTTCGGGGATATTCTCCCCGAAAACTCCCGAATAAAGGAGGTGTAGTCGTTGGGACGACCACGAAAGCAGACGGTAGATTATTTCCCTCATTTCGTCAGCACGGACAGCAGGACGAAATTCATACTTGAACAGAGCTGGGGTAACGACGGGTATGCCTTTTGGTTTAAGCTACTGGAACTGCTGGGGCGCAGCGAGGGACATTATTACGACTGCTCGGCAGCAGCAAACGAGAAGTACCTCGTAGCCCTTATGAAGATAGACGAAAGCACAATCAACGATATACTGGCGACACTGGCAGACCTCGGCAACATAGATAAAAAGCTGTGGGACGAGAGGAAAGTCATTTGGTGTCAGAGCCTCGTTGATAATTTGCAGGACGTTTATTCCAAAAGAACGGTATCAGCACCTACGAAGCCGTTCGAGGAGAAGCAGCCGGAGCAGAAACCGGAAGAAAAACCTGCGCCCCCGGCGGAGGAGAAACAGCCGGAGAAAAAACCCACGAAACGAGGCAGACCCAAAAAGCCGGAATTACCAAAGGTAAAATATGCCGAATTTGTCCACATGACAGAGGAGGAACACGAAAAGCTCGTTGCGCAATACGGCGAGGAGAAAACCAAAAGAGCAATCGAAATTCTTGACAATTACAAAGGCTCAAAGGGAAAGACCTACAAGAACGACTACCGGGCTATTTTGAGCTGGGTAATGGAGAGAGTAAACGAAGAATTTAGCAAGAGAGGAGGCGGCAGCTATGGCGGAACTTACCCGGATAGGGGGTATAATCAGCAGCCAGCAGGAAACCCCGGAGGCTTCAAACCGTCGGGAGGCTTCAAAAAGCAATAACATGGTAACCCCGGAGGAGGCAAAAGCGAGGGGGATGCGTTTCAGAAATCCACCGCCGGAGCCGGGAAAGTGTGAATACTGCGGAAAAGTATTGCAGCCGCTCGGAATTGTCTTTAACAACGAAGTATTTTTGTGGCAGCCTTATACGCCACGCTGCGACTGCGAAAAGGCAACTGCCTACTGGAAAGAATACGACAGAAAAGAGGCGGAGCGCAAAGCGGCGGAGGAGGAGGAAAAACGCCGGAAAGCCATGCAGGAAAAGATAAGCAGGCTCCTCGGTCAAAGCGGTATCAAAAAGCGTTTCCAACAGCGAACATTCCCGAACTTTCGTTGTGATACCGCCGGGCGTAAGAAAAACTACTCGATAGCCAAAGAGTATGCGGACAACTTTGCGTACCACAGGGCAAGAGGCGACGGCCTCTACATAGAGGGAACGAACGGGACAGGAAAGACCCACCTCGCAGCGGCGATTGCGCTGCAGCTTATCAACGAGGGAATACCCGTTATATGCAAGACCTCAAGCGACCTTTTACTGGACATCAAAAAGGCGTTCGACAACGAATATGTGAAAGAGCATGAGGTACTGGACATCTACAAAAAGGTGGACTTGCTGATTATAGACGACCTCGGGAAAGAGCAGTGCAGCGATTGGAGCATGAGTACACTCTACTCCATTTTGAATGACCGCTACGAGGATATGAAGCCCACCATTGTAACCACAAACTACAACGCCGACGGGCTGGCAAATGCGCTGACCCCGAAAGGTTTTGACAATACAAAAATTGTAGCGATTATAAGCCGCCTAAGAGAAACCAGCACGGTAATGACAATGGCTTGGGAGGACATCAGAGGCAGCATATAGTCGGCAGGAGGACAACCCATTATGCTGAACATTTACACCACATTTTTTGACCTCGACAAGATTGCCGAGAGCGGCCAATGTTTCCGCTGGAAAAAGACCGGGGAGCAAGCCTATGAAATACCTGCCTACGGCAAGATACTCAACATCAGACAAGAGGGCGACTGCTTACATTTGGACTGTACGCAGGCAGAATATGACGAGATTTGGAGAGACTATTTCGACCTCGCCAGCGATTACGGACAGTATGAGCAGGAACTACGCACTCGGAGCGACACCAGCAGCTACCTCTACGAAGCAGCAAAAGCAGCAAGAGGTATACGCATACTCAAGCAGGGCTTATGGGAGGTTATTGTCAGCTTTATTATCAGCCAAAACAACAATATCCCACGGATAAAGGGCTGTATCGAGAAAATATGTGAACGCTTCGGCGGCTTCCCGGACGCAAAGCAAATCTTAGACGGAGGTATGAAAGGGCTGGACGGCCTCGGGCTTGGTTATCGCCAGCAATACATACTGGCGGCAGCATTACTCTATCACGGCAACGGCGACGGCAGCACCGAGAAAGAATTGAGAAGCCTTAATTACAAAGAGGCTATGAAATCACTCTTGAGGTGGCTGGGTATCGGCCCGAAAGTAGCAAATTGCATTTGCCTTTTTGGGCTGGGATATAAAGAAGCGTTTCCGAGAGACGTTTGGGTAAAGCGGATTGAAGCGGAGCATTTTGACGGGCATTTCCCGGAGGAAAATTACCCCGGATATGCAGGAGTGCTGCAACAGTACATTTTCTTTTACGAAAGGAGCAGGAAACATGGCAGAGATTGAAAAAGAAAAGGAATACCGGGAGGAACTGTTTAGGCTCATACGAGAAAACCCGGACTTGCCTATTGTCCCTATGGTAGATAGCGAGATTGTTTGCGACGACGGCTACAACCGCTGGCTCGGAGCTTGGGGCTACAGCTATATCGGAGAATACCTCGTCACGGATGAATGCGTACATTTCCGTGAGGACGACGACCCCTCGGAGGTTGACAAAGTTTTATCAGAGAAATACGGCTGCGATTATTACGTTGACATGACGGACGAGCAGGAGGCAGAGGCATACGCAAGCCTGCCGTGGATAAAGGCAATTATCGTATATATTGACTTGCCATAACAAGGAGGGATAGACATGGGATATTTGAAAGAAGTACACGGAATGACATTGCTCGGCAAAACGCCGGAGGGGACTTGCCCAGAATGTGCAGTAAAGCACGACCCGGAGCAGCCGCACAACCGGGACAGCCTTACATATCAGTATAAATTTTACGACCAGCACGGACGCTGGCCGACATGGACGGACGCTATGGCACATTGCCCGGAGGAGGTAAAAGAGGTTTGGACGCAGGCCTTGAGAGAGCGAGGTGTCGAAGTATGAAGTACGAGAGACTTACAGAAGCAGAGAAAGCGAGACACCCCTCAATACATTGCACTGGGAGCGTTCAGGGCATGAAGAAACTTGGATATTGGGGTAAGCACGACAGAATTGTACGGTGCGGCCAGTTTATCTACAATCTTTCAATCACAATAGGAGGATATAGCCGGACATGGTAGCACCGATAGAACAGGACACCCGACACAAATGCGAGATATTCCATTGCGACCAGCGCAGAGACAGATATTGTTGCTTTTATTGCTGGCGGAAAGGTACTTGCAGAAACCCTTGCTTAAATCACCCGGAGAGGTGCGGCAAGGCATTTGAACAGGAGGAAACAAAGAAATGAGATTGACAGTAAATGACTTCTTTTGCGGAGCAGGAGGAGTGGGACTTGGATTTATGGGAGCAGGCTATGATGTAATTTGGGCTTGCGACTTCGATAAATACGCAGTTGATACATACCGCAGGAATGTGGGCGACCATGTTATACAGGCAGATATTAAGAAACTTTCGAGAGAGGATATTCCAAAGGCTGATGTTTGGGCGTTCGGATTTCCTTGCCAGGACCTTTCCGTGGCCGGCAAACAAAAAGGGTTTAGATTTGTATGCAAGGACTGCGGAGAAGAGTGGGGATATGACAGCGAAGAACACCGAGACGGAATTAAATGCCCGAGGTGCGGAGGCGAAAATTATCAAGCCGCCTCACGAAGCGGTATGTTCTTTGAAATGATGAGGCTGCTCGACGAAACAGCGGAGGAAACCCCGGAATATTTACCGAGGGCGTTATTTATCGAAAATGTAAAGGGACTTAAACCTTACACACCAGTTCTTGAGGAGGAGCTGCAGAGACGGGGCTATACAGCACACGTCCAGCTCTATAATTCGAAATATTGGGGAGTTCCGCAAAATCGGGAAAGATATTTCATTGTCGGATTGCAGGAAAGCGTAAAGGGGTTTTCATTCCCGGAGGAGCAGCACGAGAATGTACCAAAACTTTCTACTGCCCTTGATAAGAACGTGGATGAAAAGTATTACATTGACGACGCAAAAGCACAAACCATTATCAAACAGGCATTAGAGAGGCTGGAAACGCTCGGAAAGGTACACGCCACACTAACACCCGATAGGGTAGATAAGAGGCAGAACGGGCCAAGAGCGAAAGCAGAGGAGGCAGAAATGTTCACTCTAACAGCACAGGATATTCACGGAGTTATTGTGTGCGAGGAGGAGTTAGCCGACACGGTGCAGAGTATTTGTGATGAAACAGGTCTACTTAACCCGGACGGCTGCGGAAAGACCCTCCGTGTCGGCGGGGGGGGTCATTAACCAAGAAGCACAATTATCAGCACGTTTTGGTGCAGAGGTGACGACCGGCCCGGAGGCAGCACAGGCAATGACAAATGCGATTTTCACTGACAAAGACGATTGCGCTTATTGTTGCCAAGCAAATTATTACAAAGGGTTAAGCCCCAGCAAAATCGGAAAGGGGCAAAGAACACACATCATTGAGTATAAGGAGGACACGGGAAGTGAGTGACTTACAGATGATTGGACATTTAGATATCAAGGGTCACGACGCAATCAAAAGGGTTTACAGCCCGGAGGGAATTGCGCCAACCCTTACGACTTGCGGGGGGGGTATAGAGAAGTGAAAATTTTAGATTTAAGCAAATTTAGAGTGAGGAAGTTGACACCGACAGAATACGGCCGGCTACAAGCATTCCCTATGGAAGATTGGGAGCAGGTAGTTTCAGACAGCCAAGCGTATAAACAGTTCGGGAACGCAGTCACGGTATCAGTAGTTACAGCGATTGCAGATAAGTTAAGGAGTTGTTTGGAGGCCGGCAATGAAAATACTGAGGAAGCCGAAAGCACCCCACAGGAGGAAGTGCAGGAAGCATACAAACCACTTGAAGCATACACCGAGGCGGAATTGCTCACAGAGCTAATGCGCAGGCAGACGGCAATATAAAAAAGAGGAGGACAGCAATATGTCAGAAGTAAAGATTAAACGCACGGTAACCGCAGGAGAACATAGCACAGAGACGGTATTCGAGGCCAAAGAGCTGGACTACCTGCATGAGGACTTAATCAAATCACTATTTGGAGAGGTTGAAGTACAGGCAGAAAGAACCGTCGAAGTAGCGAATATCCCCACCAACCGCCCGGACGTAAAATGTGACGTAGTGGCGATTTACGATAATGTAGGTATTCCCTCATTCATGTACCGCTTTACCCGTGTAAATAACAAGGATTTGTTTGGAGGCAGTGACAAGCCTCACCCGGCATTCGTTATCGGCGGAGAGGTTTACGACGAGGTTTTTGTTTCTGTTTATGAGAACTGCGAAATCAACGGAAAGCCTTACAGTTTGCCGTATCAGAAGCCGTGGACAAATATCACTAACGACGAGGCGGCAAAGGCTTGTTTCAGCAAGGGAGAGGGCTGGCATTTGATTACTGCGCCGGAGTGGGGATTATTGGCGAATGTTTCCCTCAAGAATGGAACGCTCCCCCACGGGAACACGAACGGCGGCAAGTATCACGCAGACCCGACAGAACACGGCAAAACCTACGACGGAGGCAGCAAGACCCTTACAGGTAGCGGCCCGGCAACGTGGACACATAACCACACCCCGGAGGGCGTACACGACCTTTGCGGAAATATTTGGGAAATGGTAAGAGGCTTGCGTATTAAGAATGGAGTGCTGCAGAGAGCAAAAGACAACGACGCAGCCCTTGATATTGACCTCACCACAGAGGGCGACGGCTGGGAGAACATTCTTGACGACAGCGGAAAGCCTATCAGAGTATCAGTGGACGGCGGCATTACTTTTACCACGGACACAGATATTGAACAGGACTACACCGGGGATTGCTGGGAAGATGTGAATATGGATTGCGAGAGCGAACAGCTCAAAGAACTGGCATTATACGCCGGAGAGCCGAAAGCGTACTGCTACATTGACAGCACTGAGGGAGAATATTTCCCGATTCGTGGTGGCCACTGGAGCAACGGTGCGGATGCTGGGGTGTTCTGTACGACCTTGGGCGACCCTCGCTCGCATTCCAGCACGCACGTCGGCTTCCGCTCCGCTTATTTCAAGAAAAACTGATAACTGATTACTGGAAAACTGATAGGGCGGCGATAGCCGCCCACAGTGGAAAGGACGGCCAATGGTAAGGAACATACGGAGAGGAGATATATATTACATTACCGGGGCTTACGGGACAGGAAGCGAGCAAACAGGAGAACGCCCGGCGGTCATTGTAAGCAACGACACCGGGAATAAACACGCACCAGTCGTAGAGGTGGTTTACCTCACGACGAAACATAAGACGGATATACCGACACACGTTTACATCAATTCAGCAGAACGCCCCTCAATCGCTCTTTGCGAGCAGATAGTCACAGTATGCAAAAGCAGGCTTGAGAGATATATGGGGAGCATTACGGTAGCGGAAATGCGCCGGATAGACCGGGCATTATCCGCAAGCCTCGGAATACAGCACAAAGCAGGAGGAAACAGCATGAAAGTATCTATTAACACGCCTTTTGGCGAAATGAATTTTGATATGTCGCAGGAAAAGGTATCAGACCTCATACAGAAAGCAATGCAGTACGCAGCCGGGCAACCGGAGCAGCAGGAAAAGCCTCTCTCCGCTCCGCAGGTGGCGCAGGAGCCGCCAAAACCGAAGCGTATAGAGAATAAGTCACACCGCCGTATTGACAGTCTTTTCGGGGATTTCAGAGCCGAAAAAACCACAACCGAGAAGCAACAGGCAGAGCCGGAGGAATACAAAGGCTTTTTGCTTATTAAGTGCGAACATTGTGGAAAACTCAAGGGATTTTGCGCAAAGACACCTATCACAGAGTTTACTTGCGAATGCGGCGAAAAGACCGAGCTGCACGACCTCAAAGTAGCGCATTTACATTGCAAGTGCGGTAGTAACTGGAAATACAAGACCAACGTCACTGACGACACATTTGATTATAACTGCCTCAACTGCGGCAGCCCGGTAGATTTGGAACTGAATAACCGCCGGAACACCTATGTTACCATTACAGACTAAGGAGGGCAGGATAATGGAATTTAGAAAGATTTGCGACGACACCAGCAGCATGGGAATGTTTGAGCTTGCACATAACCTTGTATTCGTGAAAGACGGCGAGGCGTGGTACAGGGATTTCAGCAGAGAGATTTCCGTCCGCAACCTTATGAGGGAGATTTGTAGCAAGCACGGCAGCCCGGCCGACGCAGACGGAATGGACGACGACACACTGGACGAAATGCTATTCGATAACCTGCAATACGGCACAGACGAGCTTGAGGGCGTTTTCAGCCTGCTCTATACGGCACTTTGGGGAATGGCAGATGTTAGAGAATGGCTCAAACTTTACGAGGCCACAGGGCTGCCGACCACAAACCGCCCGGAGGTATTGCAGGAATGCGTAGATACCTACGGAGCAGAGGCACAGGTGGATATGGCTATCGAAGAAATGAACGAGCTGACAAAGGCGTTGCTTAAATACCGCCGTAAGGCGGCGCAGACGGCCGGGAAAAGCGTAAACCCGGTGCAAGGAATTTCAGACCTTGAGAAAGCAAGAAAAGACATTCTTGAGGAAATGGCAGACGTTATTATCATGCTGACGCAGCTTGTTATGATTTACGGAGGCCGGGATATTTTGCAGGATATTATCAACAGCAAGGTAGAGCGGCAGGAAAAGAGGCTCGCAGACGCACATAGAGAAGCCGCCGCAGGAGCGGCGCAGGAGGTATTGCAGCCAGCGACATAAGGAGGGGCGGATATGCACAAAAATTCAGAGGGTTATAGTGACCCAACACCGGGTGCGGCATGGAGCAATATGCGCAAGGCAGAGCGGCAGCAGGAGGCGGAGCGTATGGCGGTTATAAGCAACCTTATCCCGGTGATGAAGCAGACAGCGGAGCTTGCAGGTTTTGAGGTAGTAGGCAGAATTACTCTCAAAGACAAGGCGACCGGGAAAGAATACAGGTAGGAGGTGACGACTTGACGAGAGGAGAAATAACAAAATCTCTTTCCGAGCTTGTGGAAAAGCTCATAAACCCATACAACGACCCACGGATATATTGGGCGAAAGAAGTCACGTTCGACTATTCCACTGCCCACGCCGTAAGGGTGGACTACATGAAATTTAAACCCGTCAACAACACAGTGTCGGGCATTGAAAAAGGCGACTTTTACTGCTACGAGGTAAAGTCCTCAGTAGAGGATTTCCATTCTAAGAACGGCCACAACTTTATAGGCGATTTCAACTACTATATCATGCCGGAGGAAGTTTATGCGGTAGTGAGCTTGGAAATTCCTTATGCGGTCGGAGTATATTGCCCGGACGGGGCAGAGCTGCGCTCGGTCAAGAAAGCCAAAAGGAAAGACCGGGAGCGGCCTGTTTCAGAAATGCTTTTAATGATGTTCCGCTCGGCGGCAAGAGACAGAAAGAGAGGATAATAACATGAAAATCAAAGACAAAACATCATACAGCCAAAGATGTATCAAAAAGAAAGCGAGGGTAGTGGAGTTTACGGAAGAAAAAACAGGGCTTTACTACACTGTCCACAGACATATTGACTACCCCGGAACTTGGCTCGTATCGTGCAAAGGGCATTTGGACAAGGTAGACCTCAAAACAGACGATTTATTTGAAGCGGCAGTAAAGGCGAAGAAAATAATCACATCCACGCTCGTTAGAGAAATCCACGAAATGCAGGAGGCGGTTTGCCTAATAAATGCTTCCAGTTTCAATTTGAAGAAAGCCATTTTAGAAGAGTTGGGAGACAAGATATGAACGTAGTAATTTTAACAGGCAGGCTCACAGCAGACCCGGAGCTACGCTACACCCAGCAGGGAACGCCCTGCATCTCATTCAATTTGGCGGTAGACCGGGCCAGCAAGGACGATAGCGCAGACTTCCCTACTATTGTAGCGTGGAGGGAAACGGCGGAATTTATCAACCAGTATATGCACAAGGGCAGCAGGATTGTTGTTAGAGGCGAGGTACGCACCCGGACATATGACGACAACGGGAAAAACCGCAAGGTCACAGAAATACAGGCAGACCGGGTAGAATTTGCCGACAGCAGACCTCAAGGGCCGTTTGCGTAAGGAGGCAGTTATGAATATTTTAGATGTTTGCATAGTGAACATTATTTCAGAGCAGGAATTATCTCGAACAGTCAGAGTAGTTATTGATACTGATTGCTGGGGGCACAAAGAAAGAAAAACGGGAGGATTTTTCAAAAACGATTGGGAGAAAGCCAAACGCCACAAGAGTTACCCCGAAAACAAAATATTCCCGGAAAGCAGCATTGAGTATTTCGAGGGACTTAGTAACGACGAGTGGCACACAATGCGCTACGGGGCAAAACTGGCAGATTTCACCGACGAGGAAATTGTCGAGGAGTTCAACCGAAGATTAAACCACCCGTTTCACAGAGTTGTTATAAGTGGACAGGCGGCCATTAAGCAAAGATAGGAGAGAGAATATGGCTAAGAAAAGAAAATGCAGATACACGGCAGAGGAGCTGGCAATCCATGAGGAGGCGGTACGCCTGCGAAAAATGACCGACCGACAGCTCGTAGAGGAGTTTCACCGGGCAGCAGAGCCGGAAACTACCGTCAGAGTGCCGGACGTGGCGCAGGCTGCCTCGGAGGAGGCGGACCCTAACGAGAATACCTCGGCGGTACAAAAGCTCTTAAATGCCCTTTCAGAGGGCAAATGCAAAGGCATTAAGGGAGCAACCGTATATAAGATTACGGAATTTGCGACGGAAATGGGGCTGATATGATGAACGAGGAGCAGCACTACAAGGCAGTTATAACAGGCAGGCGCAGCAAAGCGGCCGGGGAATTTTGGGAAAATATGATTGAAGCAGCTTGCAGGCATTACAGATTGACAGGCAAAGCAGAAATCACCAAGACCCCGGAGCCTATGCACCCCATAAGGTCACTGGGACAAGGAAAATTCATTGCCAATTATGTAAAAATGGCACAGCCGGACTATAAAGGGACGCTGGCCGGAGGCAGAGCGGTTGTATTTGAGGCGAAACACACCGACAGCGACCGCCTGCAGCAAAGCGTGATATCCAGCGAGCAGGAAAAACAGCTCAACAGACACGCAAAGCTCGGAGCAGAATGCTTCGTATTGGTATCGTTTGGCTTCGAGCAGTATTTCAAGATACCGTGGGAGGTTTTTCGGGATATGAAAGCCAACTTCGGCAGGAAATACATAAAGCCGGAGGACGTACAGCAGTATAAGGTCAAATACATAGGCGGCGTTTTACAATTTCTTTAAGCCGATATGGAATACTTGACATTTTTGGGGCTTGCGTAAGGAATACTTGACAGGAATTTCGTCAAGCAAGCAACAGGGAGGAAACTCCCGAATTAAAAAATTTAAGGAGGGAGCTATCTCTATGAAAGGTAAAAATAACCAAAAGAAAGACGAAACACAAATGCTGATTGAGGCAGCGGTAGCAGCAGCGGTCGAGGCCAGCATGAGAGGTATTGACGAAAAGATACAGGAGGCCATAAACCTCGGCGTAACCATTGGAGCAGCAGCCGGGGCAGAGGTAGGAGCGGCAGCAGCCGTGAAAGCGGTAGAGAGGGAACGCAAGAATTTCAAGAAAAAGCAGTATGACAGGCGTTTCCATAATACCAAATTGCTCCTGCGCCATTACCGCACCCTCAATGAGCATTACCACAACGCCGTATTCGACATTGACACGGCGACGGAGGCCGACGAGGATTTTGCCGACATCATGCAAGCTATGAGCAGCAGCGTAAACGACGAGGCGTTATATATCGAGAGCATAAAGCAGAGCAGCATACGGACAAAAATCATTATGGCACACGTCAATAAAATGCTGGACATCTACAAGCTGATGTGCCAGCAGTCCGAAAGACAGGACGACGCAAGGCACTGGCGTGTATTGGAGGCTATCTACATATCGGACAAAGCCACGACCGCCGGGGCAGTAGCGGAGCAGGAGCATATCGACAAAAGGACGGTGTATAAGGATATTGACGTATGCGTGTCCGATTTAACAACACTTTTATTCGGTATCGGAGGTATTGAAACCGATTGACACTATCCGGGGCATTTTCCGGGCATTTACAAGGCACTATGAAAAGTGGTATAATGTAAACTGTAAAATCACGGGAAGAAAACACCGCCTTTTGGAGTTATCCACAGGGCGGTGTATTTTTATGTGGATAAATGCCCCGAAACGGGACGGAAAGGAGAAAGGCATGAACATAAAGACGCTGAAAGCGACGGAATTGAAAGCGGCAGAGTACAATCCCCGAAAGGATTTGCAGCCGGAGGACGCAGAATACAAGAAGCTCCGCCGGAGCATAGAAGAATTTGGGTATGTAGAGCCGATTATTTGGAATGAGCGAACAGGAAACGTCGTAGGCGGACACCAACGCCTCAAGGTACTGTTGGAGCAGGGCAAGGAAGAAATTGAGTGCGTAGTGGTAGACCTCGACGACAAAGACGAGAAAATCCTCAATGTCCTGCTGAACAAGGTAAAAGGCCGCTGGGATATTGGAAAACTGGCAGACCTCTTGCAGGAACTGGACGAGGCCGGGGCAATGGAGGTAACAGGCTATGAGGATTGGGAGTTGCAGAGCCTACTTATGCAATACGACCATATCAAAGACCTCATGGAGGAGGACTTTTCAGATTATGCCTCTGATAAGGAGCGCAGCACCTTTGTTATGACGTTCAGCCTCCCGGCAGGAGCAAGGGAAACGGTAGAAAACTACCTGCAGAACACCGACAACGCCAAAGTAGAACTGGCGACCGCAATCATCAACAAGGTAAAGGAGGGAGCATAATGCAGATTGAGAGAAAGAAAATCCGAGACATGGACAGGGCTGCATACAACCCTCGCATTGAACTGATACCCGGAGATACCGAGTACGAAAACCTGCGCCGGAGCATTACCACATACGGAATGCTTATCCCGGTGATATGGAATAAGCGGACAAACAGGGTAGTCGGCGGCCACCAGCGATTAACAGTCCTCGAAAACGAGGGAGAGGCAGAGGTGGACGTATCGGTAGTTGACCTCGACGAGACGCAGGAAAAACAGCTCAATATCGCCCTCAACAAAATAGAGGGAGGCTGGGACGACGAGAAACTGGCCGAGCTGCTTATGGAATTGGGAGAGGACGCAACCCTCACGGGATTTACCCAGCAGGAAATTGACAGCCTCACCAATGATATAGACAGCCTTATCGACGGTGACACCGTGGACGAGGAGCTGAAAGCGATTGAGGAGCTTTTCAACGTAAGCCTCACATTCGACAAAGCAGACCAAGAGGAGCTGAAAGCCTATGTAAAGGACTATGGCAAAGAAGCTCTCGTACAGATAATCATTCAAAAAGCAAAGGGGGAAATATAGTATGGGCTGCAAATGTGGTACACAGGTAATTTTATGCAATCTCCCGGTACGATTTGACACCTACAAAGGGTGCAGCCACGGGTGTAAATATTGTTTCGCACAAAAGAAACAGAACATAGCCAAGATACAGAGGGACGAAACCGTAGAGGCGTTACGTTCCTTTATCGAGGGCAAGAGAGGCAGAGAGACGGCGTGGTGCGATTGGAATATTCCTATCCATTGGGGAGGCATGAGCGACCCATTCCAGCCGATTGAAAAGAATATCAGAGCCTCTTATGAATGCTTGAAACTGCTGGCAGAGACAAAATACCCGTTTGTCGTCAGTACCAAAGGAAAGCTCGTAGCAGAGCCGGAATACCTCGAACTGCTGGAAAAGTGCAACTGCGTCGTACAGGTATCAATGGTATGCAGCAAATACGACCAGCTTGAGCCGGGAACACCGTCTTACGAGGAGAGATTGAAAATCGTCGAAACCCTCGCCCCACGGGTACAGAGGGTTATCGTCAGAATACAGCCGTATATGCCGGAGGTTTTTCGTGATGTGATGAAGAACATACCGAGACTGGCAGCAGCAGGCGTATATGGCGTTGTGGTTGAGGGTATGAAGTTTTACAAAGCCAAAAAGGGCATGGTAAAAATCGGCGGCGACAACTGTTATCCGCTGAATGTACTACGGCCGCACTTTGAGGCAATCAGAGCAGAGTGCCACCGACACGGCATGAAATTCTACGCAGGCGAAAACAGGCTGCGCACTATGGGCGACGCAATGTGCTGTTGCGGCATAGACGGGCTTGAGGGCTTCAAGGGCAACGAATACAACCTATGTATGCTGTTGAATGGCAAAAACCCGGAGCCTACGGAGAACATGAAGCAGATTGGAACGGGTGGCTGCTTCCAGTCCCTTAACCAAGTTGCTGGTATCAACAAAAAGATAAATAACCAGTCATTTTACGGCCTTATGCAGGAGGAGCTTGCCGGAAAGACTGATTATTATAAACGCCTCTTTGGGTTAGAGGAATGACGGTACACGACCTTACGCCAGTACAGGAAATTGCCGGAATGTATTTCAAGAGAGACGACCTATTCACCCCATTTGGAGCAGGAGAGGTAAACGGAGGAAAGCTACGCCAGTGTATGCTATTGGTAGAAGCCGCATTAAGACGGCAGCCGGGCATGACTGGCGTTGTTACTTATTGCTCTATCCACTCCCCACAAGGCCCGATAACGGCAGCTACGGCAAAGCATTTTCACCTGCCGTGTTTAGTCGCCTACGGGGGGGCCAGTGCGTTGTCACTCGCCACCGGGAGTATGCCGAGGCTTGCAATGAGCTACGGAGCGTCTGTCGAGGTAATAGCAAAGAGCGGCAGGCACAATGTTCTCAAAGCAAAAGCGGAGGCTATTGCGAAAGCAAAAGGAATGTTCGTAGTCCAGTACGGGATAAACCTCGACGACTACGGAGAAGTCCTATTGAGTGCGGTGGCGGAGCAAGTGCAGAACATTCCCGACAATTTGGACGACCTCTACATCACCTGCGGCAGCGGCATTACAGCGAGCGGCGTTATCGTTGGAATAGAGAGATATGGGAAGAACGTCAAGAACATTCACCTCATAGCGACCGCATTCGACCGCCGGGAAAAAGTTATGTCAACCTTACGGCGATTTGGCGTAAACAGAGATTTCATTTACCACGACCTTTTTCATACTCCGGGCTTCGTGTATGAGAAGCAGCAGAAAATGAGAATAGGAGGCGTTAAGCTGCACCCACAATACGAGGCAAAGACCATGAAATATTTGGTGGAGCATAACCTCAATACGAAAAATGCTCTCTTTTGGATTGTCGGGGCAGAGCCAAGAGAACGATAAAGGAGAGGAGGACAATGCCAAAATGGACTGATAAGCCGTGGGAACGTCAAAAGGGCGAGAGCGAGAAAGCGTATGAAGCGTTTGCAGCCTACCGGGATTTGGGAGCAAAGCGCACCACAGTAGCGGTTGCGGAAAAGTTGCAAAAAAGTGACAGTTTAATCCGCCGTTGGAAAGACCGCTGGGACTGGAAAGAGCGAGTGCGAGCCTACGACAACGACCTTGAAAAAGAGGCGAGAGCAAAGGCGATAAAAGACCGCAAGGCCATGACTGAACGCCATATAGGAATAGCAATGCAGCTTCAAAAGAAAGCCCTTGAAGCACTCAACAGCTTGGAAGTCGAAGATATGACACCGAAAGACATTAAGGAGTATATCAAAATGGCAACCGACCTCGAAAGACTTAATCGTACACTTGAGGAGGAAAGCAGCAAGGGCAAAGACGACGAGCCTACCTCACTCGCAGACGCAGTTATAGCAGCGTACCAAAAGCGAAAGGAGGGGGACAATGATTGACAGTGAAGCAATATTGTACTATGCAGACCACCCCGTAGAGTTTGTGGAGGACATTATCGGAGCGACACCCGACGAGGAGCAAGCAAAGATACTCCGCAGCGTTGCGAAAAACCAGCTCACCACCGTAAGGAGCGGCCACGGCGTAGGAAAAAGTACGGTCGAGGCGTGGGTGGTTATTTGGTTTATGGTTACAAGGCCATTTCCGAAGATACCATGCACAGCACCGACGCAGCACCAGCTATTTGATATTCTTTGGGCGGAGGTCAGCAAATGGTTAAGGAATAACAAAGCCCTTTCCAAAGAGCTGATTTGGACTAAAGAAAAGGTCTACATGAGAGGCTACCCGGAGGAATGGTTTGCAGTCGCACGAACGGCCAGCAAGCCGGACGCTCTGCAGGGCTTCCACGCCGACGACGTTTTATACATCATAGACGAGGCCAGCGGTGTAGACGACAGTATTTTCGAGCCTGTACTCGGCGCACTTTCAACACCGGGCGCAAGGCTTTTGATGTGTGGTAACCCGACGCAGTTGTCGGGCTTTTTTTATGACAGCCACAACAAGAACAGAGCGAGCTATGCGGCGTTCCATATCGACGGACGAAAGAGCAGCAGAGTATCGCAGGATTTTGTTCAGACAATCATCAATATGTACGGAGAGGACAGCGACGTGTTCCGTGTGCGTGTCGCCGGAGAGTTCCCATTGCAAGAGGACGACATATTTATTCCTCTTTCCCTCGTAGAAAATTCCATTATGACAGAGTTTTCTCCCCGGAAATCCCCGGATTTGGTGCATATCGGCTGTGACGTTGCTCGTTTTGGCGACGACAAGACGGTAATCGGGTACAAGGTTGATGAAAAAGTCACATTCTACAAAAAGAGGCAGGGACAAGACACCATGAAAACGGCAGACGACATTGTTATGCTGGGCGAGCTGCTGGTACAGCGTTATAAGCTCACGACCCCTATCCCGGTAAAAGTGGACGACGGCGGCGTGGGCGGCGGCGTAGTAGACCGCCTGCGGCAGATAAAGCGCAATGACCCGGAGCGGTTTTGGTGGTTGGAGATTTACCCGGTCACTTTTGGACAGCGCATAAAGCACAAATATTACCACGACAGCACTACATTTATGATGTCGGTGGTAAAGAAACTGTTGCAGCCTTACGACGAGGAGGGCAACAAAAAGCCTGTGGAGCTGATACTCCCGGACGACAACGACCTCGTAGCGCAGTTAAGCGGACGAAAGTACGGACTGACAGAGGCCAGCAAAATCAAAATCGAGAGCAAAGACGCAGTAAAGAAACGAGGGCAGCCGTCCCCGGACGAGGCAGACTGCGTGTTACTTCTTTGCTTGCCAGTAAAGCCACCAAAGAAAGGGGTGAAAAAGAATGGATAAGAAACAGAGTTCGCCTATGCGAGTTCAGATTGTTAAGGCGGCACAACCAGCGCAGCCAGTAGAGAAAGCAGATACATCTACGCAGGTAACGCAGCAGGAAGCATACAACGCCGGGGACTGGATAACACCACCTCTCGACCTCAAAGGCCTGCGTGTGCTTGTGAAGAATAGCTCTATTTTACCGCAGTGCGTTAGAGCTTATAAGAACAATATCGCAGGGTTTGGCATAGGCGTTCGCTACAAAGACGACATTGAGGAAACCCCGGAAATGGCGGCAGAGTTTGAGAGGGCGGAGGAGATTATCGAGCTGCTTAATTTGGAGCAGGACACCAAAGAAGTATTCGAGGACATTATCGAAGCCCGTGAGATTTACGGCATTTCCTATCTTGAGGTTATCCGCAATGTAGCCGGAGAGGTGCAGCAGATTGAATTTATCAAGGACACGCCCTCTATTACCAAGACAAAGCCGCTTGAGCCATACATTGCAACGGTATTTTACCACAAAGGAAAGCAGGTGGAGCGCAAGAAACGCTACTGCAAGTACAGACAGAGCATTGGAGGCAAGACGGTATATTTTAAGGAGTTTGGCGACCCCCGGATAATGGATAACCGGGACGGCAAATACCTTGAGGAGGGAGAAACCCTCGATATTCAGTACCATGCAAACGAAATTATTGAGTTTGCAATCGGGACAGAGCCGTATGGCGAAGTACGCTGGATAGGACAGATACTCGGAGTAGACGGCAGCCGCAAAGCGGAGGGACTGAATAATAACTACTTTGAGAACGGCAGGCATACGCCACTTATGATTATGATTAAGGGCGGAACACTGACGGACGAGAGTTTTGACAAGCTGCAGCAGTATATGAACGACATCAAGGGCACAGCCGGGCAACACGCATTTATCATACTGGAAACAGAGAGCAGCGAGGGGCGAGTAGATTTCGACCAGTCGGAAAAGCCGGAGATTGAGGTCAAAGACCTTGCAAATATTCTCCAAAAGGACGAGCTTTTCCAAGACTACCTCGATAACAACCGCCGCAAGGTGCAGTCCTCTTTCCAGCTCCCCGACCTTTATGTTGGATATACGACGGACTTCAACCGGGCCACAGCGCAGACAGCGCAGGAGGTCACAGAGGAGCAGGTATTCCAGCCGGAGCGAAAGAGCCTTGCGTGGGTAGTCAACAATAAGCTGCTCAACGGCTATCAATTCAAGTATGTAGAGGCTTATTTCCTTGAGCCGGACATTAGCAACCCGGACGACCTTTACAAGCTGCTTACCGTCGCAAACAACGCCGGAGGCCTCACGCCGAATAAGGCGAAACAGATTGTTTATGAGGCTTACGGAGAAACAGCGGAGGACTACCCGGAGGAATGGGGCGACGTTCCATTGGCGTACAGCAAGACGCAGGGCAGCGGCACGAGCTTCGACCTCGGCCAGCTTACCATGAGCCTGCAAAAGCAGATTGAGAAAGCAGCCAGCAACCACGACGACGCTATTGTTGCCGTGATGAAAGAGGTAAAGAGCCTACTGCTGAAAATGGACAAGGGGGAATGAATATGTGTATGAACTGCGCCCCCCTCATAAAGGCCATTGACGCATATATAGCAAAGGCAGACGGCGACCTCGCTGACGCTCTTGGCAAAGAGGGCTACGCTAAGCCAAAAAAGACGCTCAAGTACGCACAGGACATTGAGGACGGCGTTGCGGAGGCATTGGTAGAGGAAACGGACTATTTTATCGCAGAGGCAGAAAAGGCGGTTGACCTTGAAACCTTTGCAAAGGACATCTGGCCGAAAGTGAAGCTCAAGGACGAGCTGAAAGGCAAGCTCGCCGCTGTGTTCAAAGAGAATTTAGAGAAGTTTATGCCGGAGTTTATCGGATATTACATCAAGCAGACCGACAAAGACCTCAAACTCTCGCAGGTATCAAAGCGCACAACGGCGTGGGTGAAATCGTGGAGTGAAGAACTGGGAGAGATTATGAAGCTCAACAGCCATAAGGAAATAGAGCGCATACTTGAAAAAGGCCTAAAGGATGGCAGCAGCATAGCCACATTTACCCGTGAAATCCTCGACAGCGGAATACGGGACGAATATTACAAAGCCCGGAGAGTAGCTGTCACAGAAGTTTTGACAGCTCACCGGGCAGCGCAGCAGGAGGCATTTATGCAATCCCCAGCGGTCAGTGAAAAGATGTGGCGGCACACCGGGGAATACAGAAACGAGCCTCGCCAAAACCATGTAGACATGGACGGCCAGCGAGTGCCAGTTAACGAGCCGTTTGAGCTTATTGGCGCAGACGGCGGAACATACAACCCCATGTACCCCGGCGACCCGATACTACCGCCGGAGGAACGTATCAACTGCCATTGCATAGAGCAGCCTGTCGTGAGTGAGGAAATCCTCGGCTTGCCATTGGAGGAAAGACAACGCCTGCAGCAGGAAGCAATCGACGACATGGACGACGAATGGGAGAAAGAACTGGACGCAAAGAACAAAGCAAAGGCAGGAATAGACGAGGAATAGTCCTCACGCTGCCTCTCGTGGCGCAGGAGCGTCTAAAACCATTTGGGTGGAGGAAATTACCACCCGGATAAACAACGGCAAGTTTGAGCCGTTCAGAGCTTTTTCGTGGCAGCACGAAAATGATACCCGGTAAGGAGCAGCGGAAACGCTGCTTTTTATATTACAAAGCACATTGAAAGGAGGTGAGACAGGTGCGGAGAGTAAACAAAGCATACGAGATTACGGACGCTAAAATTTCGTTCGTATCGTTGGTGGATAAGGCGGCGAATAAACGTCAATTTCTGCTGAAAAAGGCGGAGGACGGGCAAGCGTCATTTACCACCTACGGGCGCATTGTAAAGACGGACGCAGAAAACCACTACGTCACCGGGATTGTCTATGAACCTATGGAGGAGGACAGCCACGGCAACTACATGACGGCAGAGGAGATTACCAAAGCCGCTTACTGGTTTGCGAAGAATGGTGACAAGGTTGATTTGCAGCATAGCTTTGAGCCGCTGGATAACGCTACTGTCGTTGAAAATTGGGTCGCAAAGGCAGACTTCAAAATCGGGGACGAGGTTATCAAGGAGGGTACATGGCTTATGACCGTAGAGGTGTCTGACGAGAGCGTGTGGGAGGGCATTGAAAAAGGCGAAATCACAGGCTTTAGTATGGGCGGCCTCGGAAATTACAGTGAGGAGGACGTTGATTTGGATAACGTAAGCAAGCAGGAAACCAAGCAGGAAGCCAGCGAGAAGAAAGGACTTCTCAAGCAGTTGGCGGCAGCATTAGGCGTAAATGTGGTGGAAAAGGGAGCTATGGCAGAGCTTTACGAGGAGCGCAGCAAGGGTACGCTCTTTTGGAACGCTTTTAACTCCCTTGAGGAGATTTTATATAAATACGACAACATCACAGGCCGTTGGGTGTATGAGACGAACGAGGACAAGGTGCGTGAGTGCCTTGAGGAGTTCAATCAGATTATCACCAACATTCTCACTGGCAAGGAAAGCATTACCAAAGCCATTCAGACTGACCGACCCGTAGAAAAGGCCGGGAAGAAAATGAGCGGCAAGAACAAAGAAACCCTCGCAGGTATTTATGAAAGCCTCGGAGCGTTTCTCAAAGAGTTCGACGACCCGGAGGACGACCCAGATAAAAAAGACGACGGGGACGGCAAGGGAACGGCGGACGACAAATCCAAGAAAGACAAGGAGGAAAAAGAAGTGACTAAGCAGAAAGTAGAGGAAATTGTCGCAAAGTCCATTGCGGCAGCAATCGAAAAGGCAGGCTGCAGCACAGGAGGCAGCGACAAGCCTAAAGAGGACGAAAAGGACAAGGAAGTCAAGAAATCCGAGGAGACTATTACCCCGGAGAGCATTGACGCTATGGTGCAGGCTGCTATTGCAAAGGCAATGGAGCCGCAGGAGCAGGAGCAGCACGTCTCTGCGGAGCAGGTGCAGGACATGATTACCAAAGCGGTTGCGGCAGCGGTTGACCCCGTGCTGAAAAGCAAGGGATTGCCGAGCAACCTCAACGGCAGTAGCACTGTTGAAAAGTCGGCAGAACATTATCTGCACGGCATTCTCTAATAACAATGAACAGGAGGAAATAACATTATGGACAACAGCACTATCGTAAGAAAAGCGGCCATTTCCACTGGCTCGCTCACTTCCGGGCTTCTTAACCCGGAGCAGGCTCGAAAGTTCATTCAGCAGACTTTCGACGCTACCAACCTTGGCGGTCTTATCCGTCACGAAATGCGCACCGCCAAAACGGGCGAGATTGACAAAATTGGTATCGGTCGCCGTATTCTGCGCAAAAAGACCGAGAACAACGACGACGGGTACAGAGCTGGCGTAAAAACCAGTCAGATTGAGTATAGCACCACTGCTATCCGTCTGCCTTGGGAAATCACCGAGGAAACCCTGCGTGAGAATATCGAGGGACAGAACCTTGAGCAGATTATCACCGACCTTATGACCTCCCAGCTCGGCGTAGATATGGAGGACTTGTATCTCAACGGCGACGAGGACGTAACTGACGCACAGGAGTTCAACACTGGCTCCTCTTACTCTGCTGGCGACAAGGTAACCTACAGCGGCGGCCTTTACGAGTTCACAAAGTCCCATTCCGCAGGCGCATGGACTGGCACCGACGTAAAAGAGCTTGGCGAAGCAGGCGACGTTGATTTCTTGAAAGTCAATGACGGCTGGATTAAGCAGATTACCAACGGCGGCCATGTCTACGACGCTTCCGGGGCTTCCGAAATGAGCCTTGACCTGTTCTACAAGACGCTGGCAAAGCTCCCTAACAAGTACAACAACGGCAAGCTCCGCTGGCTTATGTCCCCTCGTAGAGCGCAGGAGTGGGAGCTGTTCTTGCTGAATAAGGTTATCGGCGCAGGCGGCGCAGTTCCCGACAGCATTTACACCGCTCCGGCTCGTATTCCGGCGGTTGAATGCCCGTCCCTCGACGACAGCACTATCCTGCTTACCGACCCTAAGAACCTCATTGTTGTCAACACTTACGGGGTAAAAATCCGTAAGACCGTTGAGGGCAAGGAAGCAATCATGCAGGATAAGCGTTTCTACGTTACCCACCTTGACTACGACCCTATTATCGAGGAGCTTGACGCAACTGCAATTATTAAGGGTCTGAAATAAGAGAGGAGGCAGCAGCCATGTATCATTTAAGACTGATTAAGTCTCTTTCCTACACGGGCGTTGTTGAGGCAACCAGCAAAAACCCAGACGTATTCACGGAGGACAAGGCTACTGCTGACGCAGCGGTAGCCACTGGCTATTTTAAGCTCATGGAGGACAACGGGGCAGCAGCCCCGGCCCCGGAGCAGACGGCGCACCTCTCCAAAGCACAGCTTGAAGAAATGAAATTCGACGACCTCAAGAGCCTTGCGGCTGATATGGGCGTTGATACGACTGGCTTCAAGAAAAAGGCTGATTATGTGGAGGCGATTGCGGCCGTTGAAGTTATCCCCGGCCCGGAAACCGACGAGGACGGGAATGAGGTAGACTACGGCGAGGGCAGTCCTACTATGGTGGAGTTGCAGGAGCAGTAAAGGAGGAGGTGTAGACTATGGCGCAAAGGCCGTGGGTGACACCTCAAGAAGTCAAAGACTACTCCGAAATACCAGCGGTACAGCAGCGCAGCGACACACGGCTCACAGTGGACATTGCGAGAGCAGAGCAGTATGTAATCACATACACGCATAACTCTTTCAAGGACGAGGAGGAGATACCGCCGCCCGTAAAAACGGCGGTTTTGTTGCTGGCGGAGGCATACGGCCACAACGCAGCTATCGCAGCAAAAGAGGTCAAGTCTGAAACATTCGACGATTACAGTTACACCACCGAGACAAGCCAAATCAGCATTGAGGCGTTAGACCTTGCAGCCCTGTTAGACGATTATGTGATAACAGAGCCGAGGAACGGGGTCACGCTCCGCATGAGAAAGCTCTAAGGAGGTGCGGCCGTGAGTTTGGAAAACCTTTTAGACCACCTTTGTGATATTTACCACATACAGGAGGCAGACACATCACCCGGCTACGGGCTGGCTGCCTCCCCCTCTTTCTCTTACCCAAAAGAGCCGGACATCAGCGGTCAAAGCTGTCATTTTGGTGTGCGCTCGCAGAGTGTCACGGTAACACAGACAGCCCCGGCCAACCTCATGGACGCTAAAATCAAACTCACCTTACCGACCGGGACGGACATACGCCTCAATGATAAGATTGTGGATTGTGCGACCGGGCTTGAATACACAGCAGAGCAGCCACGGAATATAAGAGGCCACCACCTTTTCGTCTACATTAAAAAGACGGGAGGGCAAAAGGCACTATGAGCAATTATGTTGACATTGATATGGCAGAGTTCAAGGCGTTTTTCGGCAGCGTCGAAAAAGCGGCAAAGGGCGACTTTCGTAAAGAGTTTGAGCTGTTTTTGGAGGGGCTTGGAAACGAGTTCTTGAGGATATTGCAAGACGAGATTATCCGGCGGCAGGTATTGGACAGCAGGCAGCTCCTCGCCAGCTTTGAAAAGGGCGGCGACGGAAACGTATGGGAGCTGACGGACGGCGGCCTCACACTGGAAGTCGGTACGAACGTCGATTATGCAAGTTATGTTAATGACGGTCACTGGACGAACACCAAAGGCGTAGAGCGACGCTGGGTGCCGGGCTATTGGGAGGGTGACCGCTTTATTTACGACCCAGCAGAAAAGAATAGCGGAATGCTGTTAAAGCAGCATTGGGTAGAGGGTAAGCACTATTGGGACAGCGCATTGCGCATACTCGACAAGATTTACCCGGAGCTTTTAGACGCAAAGCTGCAGGAATGGATAGACAATTATTTCGGCGGCTAACACGGAGGAGGTGGAGAAGTGCTTGAGCAGGAATTGGCAAGCATTATGAAATACACGCTCGACAGAGCAGGAAACCCCTCGCCGTACTATTACGAAGTGCCGCAGCACTTCACTGTCCCGGCGGTTTACTTCCCCACGCCGGAAATTACGACCGGGGGCGAAACCTTTGCAACGTACAACATGGAATATGCTTGGTATATCAAGTTTTTCCACAAATCGTCGCAGGAGGCATACGCCCTTGCGTTGGCAGTTTTGACGGCGATAAAAGGAAACCGTAACCTTATTCCCCTCATTACAGAAATGGGTGAAAGGGCGGAGGGGAACATCAGATTGGACGACCCAAAACTCAAGGTATTGGACAACGGGGCAGCGCAGCTCACATTGAACTGGACAAGCCGCCGACCATACGACAGAGAAGAAACGGTCAAAATGCAAAGCTACGAGGTGGAGGGCTGGAATAACCCGGATATTTATATTTCAAGGGTTATACCGACGGCATACGCAGAGGCGATTGAGCAATATGCGGTGACGTTGCCGACACCACCAAAACCAACCGGGGCAGCACCCGGAACACCATAAAGGAGGCATTAGCATGGGTACAAAAGGTACAGCAGCCGTAGCAGAGGCGGCCGCACCCGAAAAGGCGCAGGCTCCTAAGTTTACGGTGGAGAGGCTGGCTGCGGACTGCAGGCAGCTTTTTGGCGTGTCCTCTTGCACGTTCGCAGGGGCTACGCACGGCATGACGGGAGAATACACCGTCGCAGAAATGAAAGCACACATCAAGGAATGGTGCAGCAAGGAGGTAAAGTAAATGGCAGGCGGAACATTCGATAAGCTGGCTGGCAAGACCCGTCCGGGTACTTATATCAATTTTGTAAGCACCCGACATGACACTGTCGGTATCAGCGAAAGAGGTATCGTAATCGTACCTCTCATTAACCACACATGGGGGCCGGTTGGGGAATACATTTCCCTTGATTGCAGCGGCCCGGACGCAGCTATCGCAAAGCTCGGTTACAGCATTTATGACAGCGACGCAAACCGTCAGATGTTGCTTATCCGTGAGGCGTTTAAGAAAGCTGCAAAGGTACTTGTCTATCGTGTCAACAAAGGTACGCAGGCAAAAGCGACCAGCGCACCCGTAACGGCAACGGCCAAGTACGGCGGAACAAGGGGAAATAAGTTGAGCTTTTCAGTAGTCGCTAACCCGGTAGGCGGTTTTGATGTACTGGTAAACCTCGACGGCAGCAAGGTGGCAGAGTATAACGGTCTGAAAACCGTTGAGGAGCTGATTGCACAGGACAATGAGTATATTACTTTTTCCGGCACTGGCGACCTCACAGCTATTGCAGGAGTAAACCTCACAGGAGGCGCAGACACCGCAATGGCAAATTCTGACGCTACGGCATTCCTTGACAGCATTGAGGGCGTGAAGTTCAACACTCTTTGCTTCCCTGTAACAGAGGCCAGCCTGCAGACAGCAGCAAAGACCAAAATCAAGTATATCCGTGAGAATATCGGCAGAGGCGTACAGGTCGCTATGCCGGACACCGAGGCGGACGACTACGAGGGCGTTATCAATGTTACAAACTCTGTAAAGGTAGACGGCGTAGAGCTGACAAATGCAGAGGCTTGCGCTTGGGTCGCAGCAGCGACAGCGGCAGCAAAGAACACGCAGAGCAACACCTATGTAGAGTATGAGGGGGCGACCGAGGTTATTGGCGCAAAGAGCCACGAGGAGGCTGTTGCAGCTATCAATAACGGCGAGTTTTTCTTCTCTGTTTCCGAGGCCGGAGCGGTTGTTGTAGAGTATGACATCAACACCCTCGTAACCTTTAAGGACGGTAAGGACAAGACTTACCGCAAAAACAGAGTTATCCGTGTTTTCGATACTTTTGCGGAGGCGTTGCAGCTCAACTTCCCCCCGAACAAGTACGACAACAGCTCCACGGGCTGGGACATCATGGAGGGCATTGGCCGCACTATTTTGAAGCAGTTTGAGGACGCAGGAGCGATTACCGCCGTTGACTACGACAACGATTTCCTTGTTGACAGGGAAGCAAGCCACGGCGACGAAACCTATTTCAACGTAGGATTGCAGCCCGTGGACAGCGCAGAGAAGCTCTACTTCACTATTTCCACGAGATAAGGAGGATAAGCGGATATGGAATACAACAAAAACCCTATTTCCCTTAGAGAGGGAAAAATCTTCATTGACGGCGTGGAGTGCGTTGACGGTGTAAACTGCACCATTAAATTCACGCCGGATGTGTGGTCGGGCAAGCAGCTCGGCGAGCGCACCAATAGTAGCCGCTGGCTTGGCTACAATATCACAGGAACGATTACCCGTCGCCGTTCCAACAACTGGCTCAAGACGAAAATCAAGGAGTACATTGCGACGGGAGCAACGCCGGAAATGAAAATCCAAGGCATTATGGACGACGTGAACAGCGATTACTACAAGGCACACGGCAGTGATGTCGTTACCTGCGTTGGCTGCGTCCTCACCGGAGATTTGCCTCTTACAGCACTGGACAGCGGCGGCGAGGTTGTAGACGACGCTATCAACTTCAACGCAAAGGACATTGTATAAGCGGCAGTAAAAAAACAGCGGCCCCTCTACGGCGAAACACCGGGAGGGGCTTTTCATTTTATCGTAAAGGAGAAAAATCATCATGGCAAAGAAAGATTTGAAATATTTTATGCGTTCCACCGAGGCAGAAATCGTCACCGCTCCCGGCCCGGAGAGCTTCAAGGACGAGGACGGCAATGTTATCCCGTTTGAGATTAAGGTGCTGACGCAGGCAGAAATCAATCAGATTAACGACAACTACCGCAAGCGCAGCATGGCAACGGATAAAAAGGGCAATCCGCTTATTGCTATGGGCGAGGTTGTTTGGAAAACCGAGAAAGACAGCGCAAAGGCTTCCCGCCACATGATTGTCGAGGCGTTGCAGTACCCGGATTTGAAAGACCCGGAGCTGATGAAATACTACAACTGCGTAGACGTTACGGATATGCCGCTGCTTGTATTCTCCAAATCCGACGAGTACCAGCACGTTTCCCGTATCGTAATGCAGGCATTGGGACTGGCAAGCACCGTCAATGACGACGAGGATATGAAAGACGCAAAAAACTAATACAGGAGGCAGGAAGCACGGCGTATTGGGCGCACGTTCTTTGGCAAAGACATAACCTCCGGCCGGAGGAGTTTGAAAGAATGAGCCGTCCTACGCAGCTTTTTTATATTGCCTCCGAGTTAGAGGAGGACAGAAACCCCTGCAGGCGTGACACTATTAAGGGAGGAGGCGGTATTTAGTGGCTGATTTAACTGCGAAATTTAAGCTGGTTGATGAAATGAGCGACAGGCTCGGTAGTATAGCCGAAAGCGGCCAGCAAATGATAGACCAGTGGGAGCAGGCAGGCGAGGCAGCTAACGCTGCCTTTGAGGGTATCGCAGGAGGCGTGGCAACGGCTACATCTTCCGTAGACGGAGTTGCGACCTCTATTGACACCTTACAAGGGGCGGCCAATAACGCCGCCTCCTCTGCTGATACACTGGCAGAAACCATGAACGGCTACGGAAACGCAGCCGGAGAAGCTGCACAGCAGACGGACTACTGGACGGACGCTGTCGGCAATTACGACAAAAGCGCACTGGAAGCAGTCTACACCACCGAGGAACTGGTAGACATGGGATTGAAGTCAGCGGCCGCTCTTGAGGAGCAGGAGCGAATGTTTGAACTTTGCGACCAGTCGGCCAGCAGCTTGAGCAAATCAATCGAGGCGACGAGCAGCATTACCAGCGAACTATCCTCGGCAATGGACGAAGCGGCCAGCATGGCGGAGGAATTATCAAAAAGTGATGAAGTTTCCGCCGAAACCAAAGCGGAGCTTGCAAAAGCGAGCGTAGACGCTGCGGAGGCATTACAGCAGCTTACGGCAGCCCAAGAGGAGGCCAACGCTGCAATGGAGAATTACGACGCTGTTATGGCTTCCGGCACAACTGATTTAGGAGAGCTTGAGGCGGCAGCAGAGAGGGCAGGACACGCAGCGGAAAACCTCGCAGAGGCCAACGGCAAGGCCAGTGACGCTACCGAAGAATTGGCAAAAGCCACGGAAAAAGCCTCCGAGGAGGCTGAAAATGGGGAAAAGAGCGGCATTGGAGCCGTAGAGGGAATAGCAAGCGCATTGGCAGCAGCAGGCATTACAGCTACTGTAAAAGAAATTGCAGAAAGCGTCTACGAACTGGTTGACGCTTTTTCGGAAGCGGAAAGCACCGTTGTAAAGGCCACAGGCGCAAGCGGAGAGGCGTTGGACGGACTGACAAACAGTATGATGAACGCTTATGCCGCTTCAAAATCCGGCAGCCTTGAAGATACAGCCGGGGCTATCGGAGAAATTAACACCCGAATGGCATTAACCGGGGACGAATTAACGGACGTTACAGGAAAATTCCTTGATTATGCAAATATAACAGGAACGAATGTAGTCAGCTCTGTGCAAAACGTCACCAAGATTATGAACAAGTGGGGTGTGGAGGGCAGCGAGGTTGAGAGTGTTCTCGATAAGCTGGCATACGCCGGACAGATTTCGGGAATATCCGTTGACAACTTGAGCAGCACCCTAATTACTGGCGCAGCCTCATTCCAAGAAATGGGACTTTCACTCGATAATGCCATTTCAATGCTGGCTCAATTTGAGCTATACGGCATGAGCGGAACGACGGCAATCACAGCAATGCGTACAGCAGTAAAGAATTTCTCTGACGACGGTTTGAACGCAGAAACAGCCTTACAGTCTGTTATCAACGAAATAGCAAACATGGAGAGCGCAGCCGACGCTACCGCCCTTGCAGTTGAAACTTTCGGCAGCAGAGCCGGAGTGGACATGGCGAACGCTATAAGAAGCGGAGCTATTACGGTAGATAGTTTGACTGGCTCACTTGAAGCAGCGGACGGTACGCTCGCAAAAACAGCAACAACAGCGCAGACGCTCGACCAAAAGTGGGCGCAGGCAAGCAATAACATCAGCTCGGCATTTACGAAAGCGGTAGAGCCTACTATCAGCAAAATTTCAAGCGGTTTTGCCGACCTCGTGAACGGCGTAGGTAAGTTTTTGAACGAACACCCGGCCGTAACGAAAGCAATAACCGCCATTGGAGTAGGCCTCGGAGTTGTAGTCGCAGGAATAGCAGGCGTGACATTTGTTACAACTGTTGCTATCCCGGCTATCACGGCGTTTGGCACAGCCTTAAATGTTGCACTCGGCCCGATAGGTTGGGTCGCATTGGCGATTGCTGGTGTTGTGGCAGCAGGTACAGCTCTTGTTGCTATGATGTCCGACGCAGAGGACGAGACAGAAAACATGACGGCGACCACCCGTGCGCAGTATTACGAACTGCAAGACCTTAACGCCGAATATGACGAGGCTTGCGCAAAGTACGGGGAAAATTCAGAGGAAGCGTTGAGGCTCAAATACCAAATGGACGACCTTTCAGCAGCCTTTGAAGAAAACAGGCAGACGCTTGAGGAGTTTGTTGCGGAGGTAGATGCTCTTTGCGAGAGTGTTTCGCAGGTAACAGACGACTTCCATGAGGCTATGTCTGAAATAGATGCACAGGAAACAGGCACTCTTGCACTTATTCAGAAATACGAGGACTTAGCGACGCAGTCCCAATTAACCGGGGCAGAGCAAAAAGAACTCGAAGCAGTGATGAAAAAACTCTCCGATACGTTCCCGGATTTGGCAGACAACATTGACCTCGCCACATTGAGCGCAGAGGAATATGTTGCTGTTATGAAGCAGGCACTCGGACAGGAAGCAGAGGAGCGCAGGCAGCAGGAAGCTCAAGAGACTTATGTCGAAGCACTCCAAAAGAGAGCGGAACTCACAGAGGAAATTGCAAAGGCCGAAGAAAACTTGCGTCTATCGCAGGAAAGCGACGACAATGCGGCATTCCTAACTGACGCATGGTTTTATAACAATACGGGCTGGCTTGGAACTTGGGCGACACAGACTGATGAATACACAGAAGCACTTGAAAAGCTGAACGCCGCCAACGCTGAAAACGAGGCCACGATTGCTGAAATAGAGCAGGAGTGGGAAAACCTCGCTGCAGCAGAGGAGGAGGCAGCAGAGCAGGCGGTCTCTTACGAGGAGGCGGCAGCAACCGCCTATGAGAACGTAAAGACGAAAATCGAGGAGCTATGCGCCGCATACGACGAGGCTTACGAAGCTGCTCTCACGAGCTTTGAGGGTCAGTTCGGCTTGTTTGACGAGGCAAGCACATCATCAGAGGAGTATATGAATGCCACTGTTGAAAACGCACAGGCGGCATTAGACAGCCAGCTATCCTATTGGGACAGCTATTTGGCTAACATAGAAACTCTTAAAGCGACCTCGGCAGAGGACTTGGGTGTAACTCAAGAAAACTACGAAGCGTTAATGCAGTTTGTTCAAGACGGCAGCGCAGAGGCCACAGGGCTTGCAAATAGCATGGTTGAGGCTATCAACAGCGGAAATACCGAGGCTGTAACCCAATTAGCCACAACTGCCGGAGAAGTAGCAACGAAGCGTGAGGAAATCGCAGCGGCGACGGCTGATTGGGCGACGAACTTCACAGAGCAAATGGACGCAATCGAAAAGGAAATGCAGTCCACGGTAGAGGGAATGAACCTTGATACCGAGGCGGCAGCTTCCGCAACGGCGACCATAAACGGATATGTAGAAGCTATCAAGGCCGGAAAGAACGGAGCAGTAGCGGCAGCGCAGGAAGTCGCAAACGCAGTTACAGCGGCATTAGCAAGTGCCAATACAACTGTTAATGTGAGGGTAAATTCCAGCAGCAGTGTCGCAGGCCACGCCAACGGCACGACGGACGCAGAGAGTGTGTTTGTTGCAGGCGAGGAGGGGCCGGAGCTGATTGTCAGCAAGGCAGCAGCCTACGCCAACGGCACGACCAACAGCGACGATTACTATATCGCCGGAGAAAACGGGCCGGAGCTGATTGTTGGACAGCAGGGCAGCACAGTATTTCCGACCGAGGAAACAGACCGCCTTATCAACGCCCTAACCGAACGGCAGCCGCTTAAAGTGCTGTCAGAGGGGCTTACCAGCAGCGGCAGAGACAAGGCAACCGAACAGGTCAAGCGCATACTACTCGAAATTGCAGGCAGCGGCTCAATCGAAGTCGGAGGCACGAGCGGAGGCGCAGACAAAGAAACAATCCTCGAAGTCCTGTACGAGCATTTGAAGCCTGTGCTTATGAGCATTATCCAAAGCGAAATTTACGAGGAGGGAGAGTTGACATATGAGTTCTAAGTACCAAATGTGGCTTACCTACAATGCGGAAAAGGAGAAAATTCAGCTCCCCGTCCTGCCGGAGGAGTTTTCAGTTACCAACGGCAGCAACAACGACAGCGTGAATGTAGTGGGGCTGGGCGAAATTATCATTATGCAGAGCCGCCCAGCCCTGCAATTCAGCTTTTCCAGCTTTTTCCCGGCAGCAAAATTCCCGGGATTACAGGTAGACAAAATAACAAAGCCCCTAACACTGATACAGAAAATCAACACATGGAAAGCAAGCAAGAAGCCTATACACTTCATTGCGACTGCCTGTGGAGTGGATTTATACGCCACTATTGAGGATTTTAAGTATTCAGAGGCAGGAGGTGACCCCGGCACATACCAATACAGCATTACGCTCAAGGAGTACCGGGAAATTAAGGTTAGGCAGGTAAAGGTCAATATACCGAAAGCTACGGCCACGGTAAAGAAAGAGGAGCCACGGGTGGATAACACCGTGAAGCCAAAGACCTATACCGTCAAGAGCGGTGACTGCTTGTGGAATATCGCAAAGAAATTCTACGGCAACGGTGCGCTCTACACCAAAATTTACAATGCAAACAAAAGTGTAATCGGGGGCAATCCGAATTTGATTTACCCCGGACAGGTTTATACCATTCCAGCGTAAGGAGGCGAGACTATGGCGGACGGAATAAGCCTAATCATCATAAAAGGCGAGCAGGGCTATGACGTTACCCAGCTTGTCGATACAATCCGCTGGAAAGGCAGAAAAGGGGCGGCCGCACGTTCAATCAATGTAACGCTGGTGGACGACGACGGCTACCAACACGCCCGGAGCGAGATTGACATTGAGCAGGGACATCAATGCTTATTTTCTTACAACGGTAAAGAACTTTTCCGGGGAATTATCATGTCGCAGACGCAGACCAGCAAGAAAAAGCTGAAATTCACGGCCTACGACAACGGTATATACCTTGCGAATAACAAGGACACATTCACCTACGAGAACAAAACAGCCAGCGACGTATTTCGTGATTGCTGCACACGTTTTGGACTTCCTATGGGAGAGGTGGCAAAGTGTTCCTACAAAATCCCGGAGCTTACCAAGAGCAAAACCACGGCTTTTGACGCTATCTGCGACGCAATGAGCCTCGATTTCGACGCTACTGGAATAAGACACTATGTAGCCTCGGATAAGGGCAAATTGAGCCTGCTGACACGCAGGGAGAACATTCTACAATGGGTGGTTGAGGTAGGGCAAAACCTTATAACCTATTCGTACACCAAGAGCATTGAGGACATCAAAACCCGTGTAAAAATGGTATCGAAAGAGGGGACGACCATTGCAGAGAAAGTCAATTCTTCTCTTGAGAAGAAAATCGGCACTTTCCAAGAAATCGACCGCCCGGACGAAAGCCTCACCACAGCGCAGATAAACGACCTCATTGCCAGCATACTCGACGAGAAAAGTACGCCGGAGCGGACACTGGATATTGAGGCCATAGGCATTCCCGAAGTGATTTCGGGTATTGGCGTTTATATCATTATCCCGGAGCTGGGACTATCCCGGACATTTTATGTGGATAGCGACACCCATACATTTGAGGACAACAAACACACCATGTCGCTCAAGCTCAACTATGCAAACGACCTTTCAAAGCCGGAGAAATCCGGCGGAGGGGAGAAGCCAAAGAGCAAAGAGTACAAGGTGGGCGACGTGGTGCAGTTCAATGGCGGTTACCATTACGTCAGCAGCACGGCGAGCAATCCAACGGGGTCAAAGTGCAGCGCAGGCCCGGCAAAGATTACTGTCGTAGCCAAAGGCGCAAAGCACCCATGGCACCTTATTCACACAAACAGCCAGTCAAGGGTCTATGGTTGGGTAGACGACGGCACATTCAGTTAGAGGAGGCGCAGATATGGCAGGAGAAAGCACAGAACAAACCAGCCTCAAGGGACTGTTTCAAGGTATGGCAGCAGGCGAAACAGAGGTGCTGCAAGGGATTGTCAAATCAGCAAGCCCTCTGAAAATCCAAATTGTCAACGACGACAAGCTGGTGATTGGCCCGAATATTACCTATGTTCCGAGGCACTTAACAGACTATACGACCACTTGCTCCATTTCCAAAGGGAGCAAAGGCAGCGTAAACGGGCCGACAAGCGACGGCAGCAGGCTCACAGACTTTAATTTCAGCGGAAGTATCACGGTACATAACGCTCTGAAAGCCGGGGAGAAAGTACACGTTTTATCTTTCAACCACGGCAAGCAGTATTATGTGCTGGATAGGATAAGCTGACATGGCAGATGTTTATATCCCTATCCCGATTGACACGGTAACAGAGGCGGAGGAGCAGCCGTCATTGACTTACCGCCTCGACCTTGACAACGGGAGGATTGTGGGAAAAGTGGACGGACTGGAAGCGGTAAACCAAGCTATCAGAAAAGCCATTATTACCCCACGTTTTAAGTGTCTGATATACGACAACCAGTACGGGAGTGAGATAGAGGACGCTATTATCGCAAAGGACGCAACGGCAGAGTATATCGAGGCTGTTACAGAGGGCTTCGTAAAAGACGCATTGCGCCCGGACACGAGGATATTATCGGTGTACGACTTCCAATTTGAGTTTGAGAATGACAAGGCGTACATCTTTTTCAGAGCAGACACCATATTTGGAAAAACAGAGATTGAGGAGGTGATTTAGAGTGTTTGAAGATTACACATACGAGCGGCTTATGGAGGACGTTTTGAACAATGCGCCGGAGGGGATTGACACCCGGCAGGGCAGTATATTCTACGACGCAGTTTCCGGCCCGGTAATGAAGATTGCCAAATACTACACCGACCTCGACCTCATTGTTGAAATGACGACTGTTGCAACCGCAAGGGACGAGGCACTGGACGTAAAGGCCAGCGAATACGGCATAACCCGACTTCCGGCAACGAAAGCAAAGTATTATGTCACGTTTGAGGGAGTTACCCCACAGGCTGGCGAGAGGTTTTACACCGACGGCCAGTATTTCATGTTACAGTATGACGCTGACGCAGGGCTTTACTACCTTGAGGCAGAGGTGGCAGGAAGCAGCGGTAACGAGGTTTACAGCGGCACTCCGGCAGTCCCGGTCAACAATATAGAGGGGCTTACAGCGGCGACGTTCGGCATGATATACGAGAACGGCAGCGACGAGGAGGACGACGACAATCTCCGTACCCGTGTGCAGGAGAAAATTGCAGGCCCAGCAGAGAACGGCAATAAGCAGCATTACAAAACGTGGTGCGAAAGCCGGGAGGGAGTTGGGCGAGCGAGAATATTTCCGCTATGGAACGGGCCAAACACGGTCAAGGGTGTGCTGATAGACAGCACAGGAAAGCCGTGCGGAGCTTCAAAAGTGGCGGAGGTACAAAACTATATTGACCCGGCCACAAAAGGCTACACGGCCGTCGTGAACGGCAAAACATACACCGTAGGCGACGGGCTGGGAGAGGGCGTAGCAAACCTCGGAGCGCATTTTACAGCAGTAGCAGCCACCTCGCTTGCAATTAACGTATCATTTGAGGCGGAGCTGGCGAGCGGAGCTACAAGAGACGCAGCCATACAGGAAGCAACGGAGGCTATTTCGGATTACTTCAAAGAACTGGTATTAACCACCGTAGAGGCGACAGATATTGTCGTTCGTGTTTCAGCAATAGGCGCAATCTTGAGCGGCTTACAGAATTTGCTCGATTATAGCAACCTGCAGCTCAACGGCAGCGCCCACAACATCATACCCGGAGAGGACGACGTACCTGTTGTTGGGGAGGTGAGCATTGGGTGAAATTTTACGACAAGTATTATGAAAACAATTACGAGGAGTTAATCACCTATTACCCCCGGTTTTACAGGGAAGTCTTTGAAATGGTGGAAATCCTCAAAGCAAACGGCAGGATTGACGACGAGCTTGAGGCCAATATTGAACAGACTTACCTCAACAACTTCATAGACTTTGCAGACGAGGCGACAATCGCCAAACTGGAAAAATTCTTGATGATAGGACTAAACAAGAGCCGCACCCTTGAGGAGCGCAGGAGACTTGTGAAGTCCTATTTTGTTGGCTTTGGTAAAGTTTCAGCCTCTATGCTGGCAGAAATGATACAGAGCTACACGGGAGCAGGCGTAGAAAGCCGCTTCGAGGCCTCGGACGAGGAGGGTAACAACACCCTTTATATCAATTTCCAGCGAGGCAAAGAGCCGACGCTCTATATGAGCGACATCAACCTCCTGCTTGGAAAGAAAATCCCGGCTCACATCAACTGGCAGGCGGCGGTAACTTACTGTTTCCCGGTTGGTATCGGCATGAGGAGGACGTACTACAAATTTGGCTATGACCTTTGCGGCACTAAGCCGGACATTGCCATGATAGGTGCGATTGTTAACCGGGCGACAGCTACGCAGGCAAAAGCCAGCAGCCATACCACGAGATACAGCCCGGCAGCAGAGAAAAACGAACTGTGTGGAACGGAGCCGGATATAGCCACAATAGGCTCTCTCGTAGCCGTCAGCAGCGTTTTGGAGGCCAATAGGCAGAATTATACTAACGACTACAAAACGGCGGCAGAGAGCGCACAGGAGGCCGGAGAGTGGCCGGGCAGAGCAACCGAAATTAACGCCGGAGCTGGCGTGAAAGTCGCCAATTACGGTGTTGATTATATTTACTGCGGTACAAGGCAATCGCAGAGTTAGGAGGTAAAGCAATGGCATTTTGGAAAGAGAGCTTTTTGAACAAAATCAGAGCTGAATGGCTGCGCCGGATTTACAAATTCCAGTATTACGCCGGAGGCAAGTGGTATGACGCTGTGATTACCGACAAGAAAATCGACGGGAACACGCTTTATGTTACCACCACGACCACCGACAGCGAAGCCCTCACCATTACCAAAGTCCGCCTGCTGGACACGGCAGGAGAGGTAGCTGGTGAGATTTCCGAAAGTATTACGAAGCTCGCTACGCAGGGAGTTATCACTGCTTGGGAGTTCCCGTTGTACGAGATTACCACAACATAAGGAGGTGAGAGACAAATGGCATATCAGATTTTGGTTTGGAAAGACCACGCCGTAACACCCGGCAATACCTATACCGTGACCGAAAACGGCGACGGCACAATTACGCTTACCCCGGCTGGAAAAGTAGTACAGCAGGGAACGAACATGAGCGCAGTTAATTTCAACAACATGGAAGCTGGTATTTTTGCAGCTAACGTCACGGCAGCGGAGGCTATGCAGCTCATTCGCTTGCTGAAAGATAAGGCGGAGGCACTTGAGGGAGTTGTCCTTGAGGCGACCCTCACAAACAGCAAAAAATATCCGTTCAATGACAGCGTTAAGACGATTGCGCTGGGAAATGCGAACGTCAGAAACAACAAGGACTACACCGTTATTGTTGAGGCGCAGGCTGCAGACGGATTTGTTGGAGATATTGTTATTTCCGACAAAATGCTCAATGGCTTCAAGATTGCCTTTACAGGCAGCGCAAGCAGCGTATCGGTAAAGTGCTATGTGCAGGGAGGTAAGTAGCCTATGGCAAATGTAATTATCAAATCGGACGAGCGCAGAGCCTACGAGGATAGAGTGTTGCAGTCGTTCGGAGGAAACAGAGCTGACAGCGGAGCAAGAGAGGCAGCGGAGGTTATCGCAGCCCGTTCGCACGAGGCTTACAGCGAATTAAAGAGAATGGAGGAAAAGCACAGATGAATGTAATTGAAAAGACACCCGGCACTTATGTCGAGTACGAGACTACCAGCAAGAGCATTATTTTCGGTGACGACGACCTTTCTATCAACCTCAAGAACAGGGAGAGAGACGAAAAGGTGCTTATTGACATTTGCGCCGACGCAAACGGCGAGCTGACTATGGGTACGGCAGCAGGCCTCAAGTACGTTGCGCAGGTTGAAATCCCTGCAAGACAGTACACCGAGGAGGAAAAGGAAAACCCGGACTATGACCCGGAGGCCGAGGAGGGTACAGAGGCAGCAAGACAGACCATTGTTACGAGAACGCCCGTACCTTTCGACATTGATAACTGCACACTTTATTTGTGGGGAATGGAGGAATAAGACATGAGTAATTTTGACGATATGAAGCTGGCCGTGGAAGCACTTTCCGGCGGCAAGAACACGGTATTGTTCGACGACATTGGTATGCCGTCGATTATGGTTATCCTGCCGAAAATGATTTCCAACGCCCTTATCACTGGGGCAACCGAAACCACTCACCCCGGATTTATCTTGAACAACGTAGAAAAGGAAAAAGTAGCCCTGTCGAAGTATCACAACATCATTGTGAACAGCAGGGCTTATTCTTTGCCTATGCAAGACCCGAAAGCAAGCCTCACTTGGCAGGCGGCAATGGACGCTTGCAGACAGAAAGGCGAGGGCTGGGGCTTAACACCGTTTTCCCTTTGGGGTGCGGTTGCCCTTTGGTGCAAGAAAAACGGCACTATGCCGCACGGCAATAACAACTACGGCAATGACGTAACCTACACCCATGAAAGAGGCGTTTGCTCCTACAAAGAGGGAGGCAAAACAGCAAGAACGGCCACGGGTAGCGGCCCGGCGACGTGGTATCACGACCATACGCCATTTGGCATTGCAGACCTTAACGGTAATGTTTGGGACTGGTGTGCAGGCATGAGGCTTGTCAACGGTGAAATTCAGATTATCCCTTATGCCAACTGTATGAGCGCAACCTGCGACATGAGCGAGGGCAGCACCGAATGGAAAGCAATCAAAGCCGACGGCAGCCTCGTTACACCGGGAACGGACGGTACTCTGAAATACGATATTGTGAGCGGCAAGGTTACTCTTTGCACCACAATCACGTCACAGGCAGACAGCGGCAGAGGCGGCACATTCGAGAGCATGGCACTGGCAAGCGGCGTAACGGCTCCGCAGATTTTGAAAGAGCTTGCACTCTTCCCGGCAGACAGCAGCGGCTATGAGGGTGACTATTTCTATGTGAACAACGGCGCAGCCGAGCGTTTCCCGGTTCGTGGTGGCTCCTGGCGCTACGGTGCGAATGCTGGGGTGTTCTCTACGTACTTGTACAACCCTCGCTCTCATTCCGGCACGCGCGTCGGCTTCCGCTCCGCTTTTTATGGTGAACTGTAAACTGATTACTGAATAACTGATTGGGCGGCGATAGCCGCCCTTATATTTTGTAAGCAGAGGAGCAGAGGCTATGGCAAACACACCAAATTACAGCAAGGAAACGACGAGTTTCATGCTCAAAGAGAAGATTGCCGACATGATGAAGTACGGCAAGCAGGCAGTAGCGAACTTTCCTCGGCGAGAACGCCAAACAGCGGACGAGATAAGGCGGTCAATGCTTACCATGTATCGACTTTCCATTATGGTGGAGAAGAAATACTACAAGAAAACCACGCTGCAAGACCTTGATATTGAGCTGGACGTGTTACGGCATTTAATACGACTGGCGCAGGATAAGGACTACTACGGGCAGAACATAGCCCCTCCCCTATCCTTTAAGAAATACGAGTATTGGAGCGGACTGCTGAACGAAATCGGTCGCATTATAGGCGGTTATATGAAATACGCAAAGTAAAGTATTTGGGGAGCAGGCCGGATAGCGTTTCCCGATTCGTGGTGGCAACTGGAACAACGGTGCGAATGCTGGGGTGTTCTATACGAACTTGAACAACCCTCGCTCTAATTCCAACACGAACATCGGCTTCCGCTCCGCTCTGCGGCTATGCCGGACATGGAGGCGCATATCTCAAGGGATTGCGCCCGGAGCATAGCTCCAAAGGGGTCGGCTTCCCTCCTACGGCCAGTACAGACCAAAGGAAAAGATTATATTGCCGTGAAAACGCCCTAATGAGGCATGAAAGGAAGTGAAACACACCGCAGCCACGGGACGAGGCGGAAACGTCACGCACGGCGGAAAGTGAGGAAGATATGAGCGGCATATCAGACAAAACAGAGGGTATTGTGATACTCGACGACGTTTACGACCGAATTTGCCAGTATGAGGAACTTTACCAGTCACATATTGAGGCACGAAAAGGCAAGCGTTACCGGGACGACGTATTGACGTTTACGGACAGGCTGGAAGAAAACCTTATTGAGCTTCAAAATGAGCTGATTTGGCAGACTTATACAGTTGGCAAATATCGGCCGTTTTACGTTAGAGAGCCAAAGCTCCGCCTTGTAATGGCGTTGCAGTACCGGGACAGAGTTGTGCAATGGGATATATACAAACAGTTATATCCTTTCTACGACAAAATGTTTATCGAGGACAGCTACGCTTGCAGACGGGACAAAGGAACACACAAAGCGGCAGACCGATTACAGTATTGGTTGCAGCAGGTCAGCCGAAAACCCGGTGAATGGTATTATTTGAAGCTGGACATCAGCAAGTATTTTTACAGGGTAGACCACCTTGTACTGCTGGACATTTTGAGCCGGAGGATAAAAGACCAGCGGCTCATGCGGCTTCTTTCAGAGATTATAAATAGCGAGGACACACGCTTCGGACTTCCGGCAGGCGTAAGCCCGGAGGATTGCCCGGAGGAGCAGTGGCTCAACGACGTGGGTATGCCAATCGGCAACCTAACGTCACAGCTTTTTGCCAACATTTACCTCAACGAGTTAGACCAGCTTTGTAAACACGAGCTTCACCTCCATTACTACATACGGTATATGGACGACGTGATTATACTTTCTAACGATAAGAGGGAGCTGGCAGAAATCAAGGAGATTATTGAGGATTTTCTCAATAATGTTTTACACCTCGACCTCAATAAAAAGACGGCTATTCGCCCGTGCTACGACGGCATAGATTTTGTCGGCTATCGCATTTGGGCGACGCACAGAAAGCTCAAGAAACAGACAGCCCGGAGAATGATACGGAACGTCAAGAGAATGTGTGAGGAAGTAGCCGCCGGAAATATGAGCAAAGAGGAGTTTGAGCGAGTTGCCGCCTCCTATAACGGAGTGCTGCAGCATTGCAACAGCTACGGGCTGCGCAGAAAGCTCAACGACATTTATTTTCATTACAGTTATCCGCAGCCGGAATTACCGAGCGAGCCGGAGGCTATTCCACAGGAAAACGAACAGGAGGCAGAGGAAATGGAAAGAAAATGCTACAACTGCACGAACTTCTATTATGACTGTTTCTGCGGTTACAACGCTTGTAATTGCAAGGTGCATGGCTCGCTGGACGTAGACCAGCACGAAAGACACCCGGACACAGCGGCGGCTACCTGTGATGATTACAGACCTAAAAAGCCAAAGTAAAAGGAGGACACAGGTATTGTATATTGACGCAGATACGATTATCAAAATTGCGGCTGTTCTCGGTGCTGTTATTGCCATTGGGACGGCCGCTTATGGTGTAATCAAGTGGTTTCAGAAACAGGAAAAACAGTCAGTTGATATTGAGGAGCTGCGAAAGAAGCAGGCACAGGACATTAAAGAGCTGAAAGACGAACAGTGTCTTATCAGCTATGCCATGCTGGCCTGCCTCGACGGTTTGAAACAGCTTAATTGTAACGGCGCAGTTACAGAGGCTCACAACAAACTGGAAAAGCACCTCAATCAAAGGGCGCACGGTCAAAAGTAGGAGGCAGAGCATGAGAAATGACAGGAAAGCCAAGAAGCCCTCCCAAAAGAAAAGCCCCGGAGTGATGAACATTATTCTCATTATCGTCGGGGTAAGCCTTTTTGCATTTACCATTGCCATGATACAGATTTTCCGTGAATGCGGAGCAGTGCCGGACACGCTTGTTACTTGCGTGTTCGCTGCTCTCGGAGGAGAATGCGGCATTATGGGCTGGATAAAGACCACAAAAGACCGCAGGCAGGAAAGAACATGGGAGGTAGAGGACAGGCAGGAAGCGAAACGAGAGGCGGCAGAGCAACAGTCGCACAGCGATATGTAAGGAGGCAGTTATGGGACTTACAGGCAGTACGAATGAGGAACGCATTTGGAATTTCCTCACAGGCAAAGGGTTGAGCAAAGCCGGAGCAGCAGGCCTCATGGGTAACCTTTACGCAGAGAGCGCACTCAACCCGAAGAATTTACAGAACAGTTACGAAAAGAAGCTGGGCTACACCGACGACAGCTACACGGCTGCCGTAGACAACGGCTCATACGGCAACTTTGTCAAAGACAAAGCAGGCTACGGCCTTGCACAGTGGACGTATTGGAGCCGGAAACAGAATATGCTTGAGTTTGCACGGGCCGCAGGCAAGTCCATTGGTGACTTGGAAATGCAGCTCGATTTTTTATTTAAGGAGCTTACAGAGGGCTACAAAGCTGTACTTTCTGTACTTAAAACAGCGACGACCGTCAAGGCGGCCTCGGACAGCGTACTCCTCAATTACGAACGCCCGGCAGACCAAAGCGACGCAGTAAAAACAAAGAGGGCCAGCTACGGTCAGACCTACTACAACAAGTACGCAGGAGCGACCAGCCAGCCCGGAAACGGAGGTACTAACATGAGTAACAGTGGATTGGTAAATTGTACGGTTTACAGTCCTAACCACAGTGGCAAGAGAACACACGCACTGGACACTCTTACGCCGCATTGTGTTGTGGGACAGTTATCAGCAGAGACAATCGGGGCTTGCTTCCCGAAAGGCAGAGAGGCGAGCTGCAATTACGGTATCGGCTATGACGGCCGGGTATGCCTTATTGTTGATGAATGCAACAGGAGCTGGTGTACTTCGAGCAATGCGAACGACCAGCGAGCAATTACGATAGAGTGCGCCTCTGACAAGACAGAGCCTTATGCCATGAAGAATGCCGTTTATGAAAAACTCATTCAGCTCTGCGCCGATATTTGCAAGAGAAACGGCAAGACTAAGGTGCTTTGGCTTGGCAGCAAGGAAAAAACGCTTGCATACACCCCTAAGAGCAATGAAATGGTACTCACGGCTCACAGGTGGTTTGCGAATAAATCATGCCCCGGTGACTGGTTATATTCGAGATATGGCGACCTTGCGAACAGGATTAACGCCCTACTCGGCACTGGCACAGCGACAACGCCGGAGCAACCTACTACCCCGGCAGGAAGCACGACAACCCTCCCGGCAGTTCCTTTCACGGTAAAGGTTATCATTGACGACCTTAATTACCGTTCAGAGCCGTCTATGAACGGTAAGGTAAAGGGGCAGACAGGCAAAGGGACATTCACCATTGTTGAGGTTAAGGACGGCTGGGGCAAACTGAAAAGCGGCGCAGGCTGGATTTACCTTGAAAACCCGAAGTATTGCACGGTGCAGGCCGCAGCAGCTTCAAATGTTGCCTTAAAAGTTGGCGATATTGTCAACTTCAAGGGTACAAAACACTACACCAGCGCAGACGCAACTACCGGCCCGTCTTGCAAGCCCGGCAAGGCGAAGATTACGAGGATTTACAACCTTGGAAAGAGCAAGCACCCGTACCATCTTGTCGCTGTAAACGGCGGCGGTAGCACTGTTTACGGCTGGGTAGATGCAGCAGACATTACAGGAAAGGCATAAGGAGGACAAACTATGAAAGAGTTACTTTTTGAATTATTGCTGGCCGTTATAACGGCAGCAATCCCGGTACTCACCGCCTATGCGTTGAGCTACATTAACAAAGTAAAAGAAAACGCTGTCGCCGATACCGACGACATCAAGAAACAGGGCTACATCAAGGAAATTGCAAATGCGATTTCCGACGCAGTAGCAGCGACCAGTCAGACCTATGTGGACACATTAAAGCAGGCTGGAACATTTACGAAAGAGGCGCAGGCAGAGGCGGCACAGAAAGCCCTCACCGCCTGCATGGCCTCTATTAGTCCTGCGGCCACGGCGTTTATTGAGGAGGCCTACGGCGACTTGAAAGCCTACCTCGCTAACAAAATTGAGGCAGAGGTACGAAAGCAGAAAGTCGAAGCCCCGGCAGTCCTTTCGCTTCCTGTTATGGAAAGCACTACGGACACCACGGCGGTAGCTGCCTCTACGGCAGCAGCAACGGCAGCCTCTTATTTGCAGACAGCCATTAACCAGCTTGACGCAGAGGCAGGCGCAAAAACTGAATAGGCAGCGTAACGCTACCAAATATCGGGACAGGGTGAAAGCCTTGTAAATGATACTATGATTTATGAAAACCGCCGGGATAAGGCCACCTAAACGGCGGATAGCCCCTCTCATGGAGTAATCTGTGGGAGGGGCTTTATTTTTTTTGCCCGAAATGGGGCAAAGTCCACATAAACGATATACTTTCGGAACTCAAAATACAGCACAGTCAACAAAATGCCCCAAAACGTGACAAAATTTTTGAAAATTGGTTGACATTGCCCCAAATAGGGGCTATAATTAAGTCAAGCTCAAAGGAAAGAGCAAAGAAATTACCCGGAACGGGGCAGGAGGTAAGCGATATGGCAGCAACGAAAGAACAGGAACGCAAGGCATTAGAGAAGATTAAGAAAATCGTCGAGGAGCTTGGCGAGGATAGTTACATAGGAATGGCATTCGAGGGCTGCTTCGAGATAGCAGAGGAGAATATCGAAAATGATTTCGGTTGCAGCATGAAGCAGAGAGCGGAGGCGGCAGAAAAGAAACTTAAAACCGCAGAGCTTGATAACCGGGATTTGAGAAATAGCATAGCAGACCTCAAGAACAAATACGCAGGCATTGAGAGCAAAGTATTAACAACAGCAGAGGCCGGAGCAATCAAAGCAATCCTTTCAAGTTCAAGAATGGAAGCGGCGAATATGGCAGACAGCACAGCACAGAGAATTGTGGAGCTGGCAGATAACCCGGATAGCGCAGAGTTCCGGCAGGTAGTACAGGACAATCGGAAGAGCAAGAAACGTCTTGAAGATTGCGACAGGCTCATTCAGAGACTTCTCGACACAATGAAGTAATTTTTTACAATTAAATGTCCCAAAATGGGACAAATACATACCGGGCCGGGGCGGACTTCCCCGGCAGGAGGAGAAACCACATGAAGAAAGAAAAGTTATTCGACGTGGAATACGTCAGCAGATATTACCCGTTCGAGGGGACACGACACAAGAGAATATATGCACCGTCCGCAAGCTGGATAAGAAATAATTGGCACAGCATTATTCACACCGACGAATACAGAGTGAAGAAATGCACAGAGGTAAAGGAGGCGTTGGCATGAGATATTACAGCACACAACGCCCGGTAATGCCGGGAAGCTACCCGAATAAAGCAGCGGTTGAGGAAATCCACAACTTTGATGAAAAGACATTTTGCGAGGAGATAGGCCGGGAGGCATGGGGCTACATAGATTACCGGGAAGCCCTCACGAAAGAACAGGCGGAGGCATACGAGCTGACGCTGGGAGGTTTGAAAACATACTGGTGCGTTACAACCTCGGTAGACGACAGAGGCAGAGTGGTAGCAGCGATTACAGACACGGTTGAGGCCGTCAGCAAGCCGGAGAACACCTCAACAAGTACCCGGAGGAAAGATATATACAACGACTGGTTTGAAAGCCCGGAGGAGGCGCAGGCGTTTGTAGACGAAGCAAAGAGAGCGTAGCCGAAACCCCGATACCGGGGTCGTGCGGAGATTACCTACCGTACCCGACGAGGCAGGTCAGCCCTCATAGCGTTTGGTATTGTTCAACAGGTTTTGTCAGTTTTTAATGCGAAAACTGGCGGCGGTAAACAGAGCGGAGAACGCCGGAAAACGCTCAATGACGGTCAACAGGTTTTCGGGCTTTAATGCGAAACCCGATAAGGCAAGGCAGCTCCCGACAGAACGGCTCCGGCGGAGCGTATGAGGCCGCTTGATAAGCGCATACCCAAACGCATATTTTACACCCCGGAAAACGGGAGAAAGCGAGGAAACCAACATGACATTGGCAGAGAAGAAAATCAACGCATTGTTCGAGGAACTTGTACCCAGTTCCGGGAAAGCGGACACGGTAGCAGGAGAGATTGTAAGAGCTATCTCAAGGATTGGGTACAGAAATTTCAATGACGGCGACCATATTGGCGTTGGGTACGGCAAGGAAACCTGCAATCCAGCAGCACGTTATCTTATCAAGAAAGCCGGGGACGAGGTGGCGGACGCTATTGCCGATTTATGGGGTGTAGTGCCGGACGACCTTTACGACAAAGGGCTGGCGGACGCAGAGGAAAAAGTTCTGCGTTATATCGAAGAACACCCGGAATTAAAGACCACGCCTAACAACGAGGATATGTGGGACTACCAAGATAAAGATGAGGACGTGGACGACTGCGAGGACGACGAGGAGGAATGGTAATGACAAGACGTGATGAAATAGACCTCGAAATCCGGCGGCAGGCAATAAAGCTATATCCAAATTGTGCCGCTCTTTTCGAGCTACCACATATGGTATATGCACAAATAATCAAGGATAACGCCTTGAGAAAAAAACCTTATCGGGTAAGCGAGGACAGAATAAAAAGAGTAATCGGCTCAATGCCGGAATTTCAATGAGAGGAGCGGACGTAATGAACAGATACGAAGAACTTAGAAACAGACAGCAGGAGGAATTTAATAAACTCCCCCTCGGATTTGCTTTTAGTGAAAAGCAGTTTGATGAAATGATGAAGAAATGGGGACTTGACCCGGAGAAAGACCTCGACAAGATTTACCGCATTCCTGCCGGAGGATTTGTTCAGAAAAAAGACCATGCACACATGCATGAGGTCATTGATAGACACGATAAGGAAATGCAGGAGGCTATCGCAGCGGATAAGACTGGGGACGGCTTTATCTATGAAATGTTCCTTTACGAACTCCGAAACCATGAATTTGGCTATACCGGGGAATACGAGGACACGCTGGAAGCCCTTGGCTATACATGGGAGCAGGTGCAGGCAGATAACCGCCTCAAGCACGGACTGGACAAGGCAACAGCAAAGATATGGGAGGAGGAATAACAATGTTATCAAAGGATATGAGGTATTACAAGGGCGGCCCGGACAGCCGAGAAACCGTAGAACTGGACGAGGTGCGCAGCGACGGAATGTATATTACAACCTGCGCCGTCAATTTGGACTTGCTTATGTGCGGTATTGCTGTATTTCCTTGCGGCAACGGGGACGACCTCAAACTCGACCCGGAGCAGCAGCTCAAAATCCTTGAATTTGCACAGGCAGAGCGGAAAATGCTTACCGACCGGGACGCCGTAAAAACCCTTGACGGCTGGCACGATAGCGGCCTGCCGACATTTGAGGACTACTGTTCCCCCGGCGACACGGTTGACGAGGCTATTGTAGACCATTTTGTAAACAGTGTTCCGCCTGTGACACTCCGCAGCGATTGTACGCAGGCAGGAGAGGCCTACGACACCCAACAAGACCCGGACACGGGACAATGGCGCAGTACATACACCACATTTATCCGCCTCTCGTCCTCCTCGTGGCGATTTGAGGGCTATTGCTTCAAGGGTCAGACAAATAATAGGGTGGAGCAGAAAACAAGGCTTGAGAGGCGTATCGAGGAGCTTGAGAGGGAGGTGAATAGGCGTGTATAAGAGAAAAACAAGAGACAGGTGGGATATTGAAACCAACTACGGCTATGGCTGGGAAGCTGAATGCTCGGAATATACCCGAAAAGAAGCAAAACAAAGATACCGGGAATATGTAGAGAATGTGCAGGCATACGGCAAGGCTGATGTGAGATTGGTAAAACGCCGTGAGAAGATAGAGGAGGCGGAATAACATGGAATATGAACTCAAGAACCCAAGCGACCCTTACACATTTATTGCAGAAGATTTGGAAACCGCAGCTCTTTTAGTATTTTCCATAAGCACAATGTATGGGGCGGAGGCGAAAGACGGCAGTGCAGATGTTCCAATATTCATTTTTGGGGGTGCAAAGGAATGGTATGTCGAACAATTTGGCAGAACGCCGGACGAGGGTAGGGAAGCAAAGAAATCAGCTCTTGCAGCAGCTTTGTCGTCTATGATGTACGGCAACTATGAAGATAGACGAAGATACTCCGCAGCTCTCGAAGCCATTACAGACCCGGAAAAGAAAGAAAAATTTATTGAGGAATGGCAGGACGGCCACAGTAGTCTTAACGACATTGGCACGTATGCACATAAACTTGCAAAAAAGTTTTCAGAGGAGGTGGTAGTATGACGGAGCAGAGACAAGCGGAACTGATTGCGGCGGCCTGCAAAGAAGCAGGGCTGGACGGACATATACGGTGGATAGACAGTAAAAAGCAGGCAGACACTTGGGCGGAGAAGATTGCAATGCGCTTCAAAAGTAGCAACAGCCTCCCGGTCAAAAACAGCTATATGTACTGCGATACGCTGGATATGTGCTTCTTTTTCGGAGAAACGGGAGTGCCTTATATGACGTATGCTGGCTATGTCACCGCAGAAAGCAAGGATATTACCGAGGGAAAACTGCTTGAGGCGTTCCGCCGGGCAAGACAGGTATTAAGCACCATGAAAGAACTGGCAGAGGAGGAAAAGACATGATTTTTAGAGACGATACTCACGCAGAACAGTGGGCGGACGCAATCGACCGGGCCGGAGCACACCGGGACGACGATACTGTAAATTCAGACTTCGGGGCAAGCCTTTTCATCATCACAGGCATACCGGGGCTTTATAACCGGGTCAAGCAGCATATTCACCCGAAATGGATTGACTTCGAGGCAATGTTGCAAATGGGACTTTCCTCCGGCGAGAGCGTTCTCGTAGCACTGGCCGGAAATTTCTATAACGGCGGATTTTTCAACGAATACACGCCCAGCGACATTGTAAATTATTGCGACGCAGGCATGACGGAGCTGGCAGCAAAGGCTCTATGGCTGCGAAAACAGTGCATCAACGTCAACACGGTTTTTGACTGATTTCGGAAAAATTTTTTGAAAACTTTTGCAAAATGGTTGACTTTTGGAACTCAAAAGTATATAATATAATTACAGTCAAGGGAAACCAAGACAAGTAAGGTGGCAGGTGCCGGAAAGGAAAAGGTACATGGACGAAGAAATGAACGTAGGCGAAATGCTTAGAGAACTGGCGGAAGAAAATCAGACCCGTAAAATCCTTGAAATTCTCAATACTTGCAAAGACCTTGAGGAAGCAAAGGAAAAAGTAAAAGCCCTGCTTGATAAATAAGCAGAGCCTTGTGAGAGCCAATGAGGGAGCGGTACTTGCCGCCGCTCCTCTCAAAGGTATATCTATTATAGCACATAAATACTAAAAAGGCAAGAGAACGGAGGGAGTGGTACACTTGAAGAAAATGGGTAGGCCGCTCAAGGCCAAAACAAACCTTTCGCATGATGTGAAAGTACGCCTTGATGATGAAACCTACGAAAGACTTTGCTTATATTGCGAGAGTACAGGCAAGGAGAGAGCTGCTGTCCTACGAGAGGGGCTGCAGAAATATCTCGACACCAGCGAAAAGGAGATAGCACAGTGAAACGATTATTATGTTGTACGCTTGCGGCGGCAATGCTGCTGTTTGCGAACGGTTGTTCGGGGGGGGGTACAACTAATAGTGACCTTTCCCAAAAGTTAGACACAGAGGAGGCTATTGTCAATTACATTACAGACCGCATACCCGACGGCTGTATTTACATCATGGCGGACATTGACAAGCCTATTACAGTCCTCATTACGAACGAGAAAGCCAGCGTTACCATAAAAGCGTCGAGTGATTTCTGCATACCGACGCTTGCCGACGAGTTTATCCCGATTGTCAAAGAAGCATTGGAGGAGAACGACACAGCCCTTGGCAAAATCAGCTTTTCCTATTACAGAACAAACGCCAGCGGCATTGTCAAGGGGAGCATGGTTGACTGGACGACCAGCGACGGGGAAAAAGGTACATTCTCCCACGAGGAGGACGGCGTACTGAAAACAAACTATACCGTAGCGGATTTGCACGAATATTACAAAGACTTCGACGAGCTTGTTGAGAAGCTGCGAAGCGGAGAGTAGGTCAGCTATGGGGAAGAAAGAACAGGCGGAAACCGCATTGAGGGAAGTTCTCGACAAGATTGGCAGCGGCTTTTTGGAAAGTCTCAAGACTGACAATATGAGGGAGGCTCTTGATACCGTACAGGACGTTGACGGAATGAGTAATGAGGACTTCGGCACACTTTTGGCGCAGCGCATGGCAATCCTCGACGAGGACGAGCGCAGAGAGGCAGCCAAAATGGTAGGCCGTAAGATAGCCTGCTGGCGAGGTGGAGAGGACGAGCCTCTTTCCCTCCGGGAGGAGATTTTGCTCGATTTGCAGTCCATGATACGACGGCACAACTACTACGCAGATAAAGCATAATTTTCGGAGATTTCCGACCCGAAAACACCCGAAATGATACGGAATTAACCTTATATGCTCCGACAAAGAGCGAAAATGGCACAGAAATAAAATCAAAAATCATAATTTTACGAAATTGTTCCAGCGGTCACAAAGACCACTTTACAGGAGTTTCCGGGGAGAAAACCATATCATTTCGGGATTTACGGGATAAAACCGATACATAAAGAGGCTTGCACCCCGGTTTAGGGAGGAAGAAAGCCGCAAAGTATAGTATAGTAAAGTAAAGGATAGTAAAGGGAAGTATATAAAGAAACCCTTGTAAAGAAAACGGAGAGGAGGTTATCGCATGGCAAGGAATTTTTACGCCGATTGGTTTAACCGCACCCAGCCGAAAAAACGTACCCCGGAGGAGCAATGGCAGCTCGAAACAGAGCAACTGCGAAACTTAGCAACATCACCATTTGCAGAGCGGCTTGTCGAGAGATTTGACGTGCCGGAGGTTGACGAGGCAGAGGCGGCATTCAAGGCAGCTATCGAGAAGATTACAGACCCCGACATAAAGAACGCCATAGACATGGCAGCAGGAAAGATTTCAAGTGCATATCAGATATTGGGCTTCTGCGTCGGACGTTTCTCACAGGATAGCCGGGCGCAAATTTTTTAGGCTTTTGTTGATAACCTTAGAAGTGTCACAAGTAATCTTATTGGTACTCATAATTTTATCACCCTTCAGAAAAATATTGCTAAGCTAACAACTAATGTTGCTTAGTAATATTAGTATCTCACTAAGTTAGAGTTTGTCAACCCTAAAAAGTAAAATTTATATGTAGGAGGAAATATT